CTTTGCGGTTTTACAGGTTTTCACGTAATCTATTTGAAGTAGCACAATAGGTTAACTTAATTATATTGTACACTATATGTGTACTTTTGTAAATTGACATAGTACACAAAATATTTACTTTTCAATTGTATATTTTGTACACGTTTTGTGTACTTATGGTAACTTACAAAAAAAGAAGATATATTTCAATCTTCTTTTAGTACATATTCTTTTTCACCTTTTATTATGATTTCCATACCTAAATAATTTGCAATCAGGTACATATCTTTATCTGTAAAACTATCACGAGTCATTTTATTCGTGAAACCTTGTTTACTAATACCAATTGCATTAGCTAATTCCTGTTGCGTAATCTTCTTTCCAGAGTCTTTACGATCTTCTAATATCTGTTTTATTATTTTGGCAAATATCTTAACCGCCTCCCATCGTATATCTTCTTATTATAGAGGAAATTTATCTACGTAGCAAGTGTCAATATTTAAAATATTGTCCAGGATATGCATCCATATGTCCAAAACAAACATTGTCAAACCAAAGATATCCTTGATTGTCCCACTCAATTATATCTCCTTTTTTAATATTGACTTTTACATTAGAATTTTCATTATTTCTCTTATATCCTGATCCATTATAATCTCTAATACATATCGCCGTATTCATTTTTACCTCCAATATATACCATGAAATGTCTGTTCTATTGTAATTTGACCAAATCATAACTATTTACTGACATATCAATAATTTGTTGACCATCCCATTGTACATAAACAAATCCATCTGAGTAATAACGGATTCCTTTTATAACAGTTCCATCTATATATTCTGTTGTACGATCATGTCTGTTTTTATATTTTCTTACTCGATCTCCCTTTCTTAAACACTTCCAGTCTTTATTTTCTATCAACCCTATACCCCTTTTCATGAAAACAATTTTTATCATCTTTCATAAAAACTACATGGTATCTTGCATTTTCCTGTCGATGATGCACCTTTACCACATAGTCCATCCTTCATGTATTTACAAGCGTCTTTTATAGCACCAATATTTCGCGATCCACAATTATTACAATGATACGATTTCTCTTTTTCATCATATCGAATATCTCTGTTTCCACAATCTAAACAAATCATAATTCTCTCCCATGAAAACAATCTTTCAACTTCTCACCAAATCCATCACAATCTTAACACCAAATCTCTCAAATGCTTCATAAGTTCTTTCCAACTCGTCATAAGTTGCCTTACTTAATCTGTCTCGCATCAACATTAAGTCATTTTCTGATGGATTAATTTCTTTTTTAATTTGATTTAATATAGCATCTCTATATTTACATTTTATCGAAAAATCCCCAACCATATTTTAACCTTCCTTAGAACTATAACATTACCCATAGATTTCTACCATAATATTCTCTTCTTATATGAGAAACATCATTATCAATTTTAGACAATTCAACTTTTTCAAAAGTTACATTTTTGCAGCCATCCATAGTTCTGTTTCCAAATCTATTTTTAGTACATTCAATTCCATTTGATAATTCCTCAACCATAACAGAAGTCACTTCTCGTAAATGTTTGATTTTTTGTGTTTCTTCATACGTCATATTATTCACATCCTTTACAATGAAAGCAATTTTTCAATTATCAATCTCACTGTTTAAATAATTGATCATACCACTCTCTAGTAACTTAACTTCACTGTCGATTTCAACAATACCATCTTTGTATTTTTCCTTACAATATAATATTGCTGATGGTTTTATTTTCTCCAAATACTCCATCATGTCAAAAGAATTATTAATTTCAGCAATATCGTTTTTGATTTTCTCAAATACTTTCATTTTACTTTCCTCCTGAAACCGTCAATTCATATGTTTTTAAATTGTTTATTTTCAATATAATAAGTAAGATTTTTACAATATTCTAAAGCTGCAACAGCCTTTTCAAAAGCTCTTTTCTCCGCAGGATTATTATGTTGCCCTGCAATATCTTTTATTATTTCTATTGCTTGTTTATTTTTCATTATATATCACCATATTTTGACTTGAAAGTTAAATTTCAAACTACTTAATACTATTTTAACATTCTTCATACCATATATCACAAATTGCACAAGTTAATTCAATCTGCATCATCCATGTTGCATTACATCCAAATCATTATTCATATAATTCTTTTATTTTACCGATCTCTGAATCAATATCAAACATTCCAGTTTCTTCAACTTTTAAAAATTCAGAATACAGTTTATGTAATTCTTCTTTAGTTTTAGTTCAAAAAATATTTTCATTATTCGTAGTAAATATACCTCTATCATTTTATTTTTCTTTATTTAATGTTTTCAATTTCTTCCATTTTTTCTAAAAATAATTTCATTTCATTGACGGTAAGCCCAACAACAATATTTCTATCAGAAACCGTCTGATAAGAATATAAAACATATTCATTAGAGATTAATTTCTTCGCAATATCAACTTTATGAATATATTTAGATTCTTCATTTTCTCTAACATATTCATATAAATTTTCGTTTTTTATTTTCTTTTTAAAACCGATTTCTAATAACTTTTTATCTATATTTTTACTCATTATTCTATCCTCCTAGCAAAATTCAATCTTGGAACTATTCTACTCATAATCTACTATTCCAATTTGACTTCCCTGAGTTAATACTACTTTCTTTTCTTCTCCGTACTCCCAATCATTCACTGTAAATTCATCAATGTCATCTAACTCTGTAGCAAAATTACTTCCAAATGACTGTATCATTCCGATGCAAACAGGCATATCTTCATCATAATTTTCAAGTGCAGCTTTTAAATCTCCTACTGTCATAATTTCACTTATCCTCTATTATACTTCTGTATATGCATATTAATAATCTCCGACTGACTAAGCATTCTTAAATATCCATTTCTTAATTCTTCATCAATCCAATCATCAAATGATTTATCATATCCATGTGCAGTTTTAAAGACAAATAATGTCTTTAACTGATCTTCTGTATATACTCTTTTATCCGCAGCGCATTCAAAATATCTCATATTCTTTACCTCTTAACATTGTCTTCTATATCTTTCATGTATTTTCCCTGTGAAAAATCTCATTCATCTGTAACATTAATTCAAGCTGCTCAATTTCCGTTTTCAACTTTTTCATTACCAGCAAATCATTAATTGTATTATCCTCATATGTGGGAGAATCTATGTTTTGTATATTTATTTTGAAGTATTCCTGTTTCTTAGATAAATCTTCTTGTAAAGAATTTATTCTTGCAATAATCCATTCATTCATATTTTCGCTCCATAAAACTATTCTTTCATCTATTGAATCTTACAATAATCTCTACTCATTTTTACAATTTGATTTGTAGAATAAGATGAATAAATTTTATTAAGTGCTTCTCTATATTCAATAACATTAAAATCTTTTAATTTTTGTTCTGAAACTACTTTAAATAACTGTTTTGTAAATCTTTCTGATAATCCAACTAACCTCATATGTTTAATTTCTCCTGTTACAGCATCCACTAACATAATTGTCAGTCCTAATCCTTGATTTTTTCCAACTGAACTTAATTCTGACAAATTCTTGCTCAAATGTGACGAATATGGAGCGTCCATCCAATTAAGATTTCCGATTTTCGCCGTAATTATTATCAATCCATATAATTCTAAGAATCTTATTTCAAATTTATTTCCACTTTTAAATTGATTAATTTCATCTTGTGTTGGATTTCCAAAAAATATTATTAATGTTGCACCATCATCAGCAATATCAAAAAGAACACCTTCATGATGATTTTTAAAATTTTCTATAACCTGACCTACTCTATATGATGTCATTTTACTTCAACCTCCTTAATATTATTTAATTGCTCAATATAACCATCTATTTTTATTTTTGCTGCATTAGTAAATCTAAAACCATTTTTCTCTGCAAAAACTTCCACTTCTTTATAATGAGATACATCTACAATTACGCTTGAAGTGTCCCAATCCCATTTTGAAGTTTTTATTTTTCTCGCATCTTTATATATTTTATCACTTTTGCCTTCCCATTTAATTGATAATAAGGTTGTATCTTTTCTTGAATATATCCATTTTGTATATTCATGTTTATATTTTCCGTCAACAGCTTTTTTAAGAATATCTTTATCGTGAATACAAATACAAAATCCATTTTTTAATAATTTATTTCCAATTTCCGCAGCTCTATCAGAGAAATCTCCAATAGTCTCTGTTAGGTTTCTATACCATGTTCCATCCCATTGATACTTGTTTGCTTTTACCAGATCAATAAAATCACTATTTTTTTCATATTGTAATACAATTCTATTATTATTTTTTACAATTTCTACAATTCCGTTATGTTTTATTTCGTCAGGCTTTATACTATCTAAACTTACTAAAAGCTCATTCACTCTTTTCTTTTCATATTGACTATGATATTCTTTAATAAACTTACCATTTAAACAATTTCTATTATCAATCCAAAATTTCGATTCTGCTTCATTATTTATTATATCATTAATATCAATATTTCTTTTTTCGCATTCTTCATAAAAATTAAGTCTAATGGTGTTAGCCCATGCTATCTGCTTTTCTGTGCCTTTCAAATCTGGAAACTCGTATTCTTTGGAAGTTTCCATTGATTTTTTATTCGATTCTTCTATTTGTTTAGCTTTGCAATTTTCACAAATTCCTTCAAAATGTCTATCTATCTTCCATTGTCTTTCAGACATCTTTCCAACTACATTCACTCTGCCCTCATGTCCACACGAATATGTTCCATAATACCATGCCATAATATTTCTCCTTCCGTAATTTACTTTTCTCCGAAAATCTCCATAAATTTATTATACTTAATAATCTTCGGAATATTTCCTTCTCTTTGCATTACAAATATATATTCTTTATCAATCATTCCAAGTGGCATGATAAATAATTTTGATCCTTTATATTCATTTCCACAATCATCCATGTAAAATGTATTTGCGTATACTCCTTCAGGAAAGAATTTAACATCATAAAATTCATATCTTTCACCATTGTAATTTACATATTTTCCAACGAGATTCCGCAGTAATGGAAATGATCCTTTCCCGAAACCTTTAAATGGTTTATATTCTGGAATATATTCTATGTATTCAAGATCATTTAATGTGTTATCAAGTTTATATATGTCATTATCAGAGAATTTATGCTCAGACACAAATGTTTTACTATAAAAACCATCAACTTCTGAATGACAACATTCATAAGCATATAATGTTTTCCCAGTTTTATGATTAACATATTCTATTTCTGTCCAAGATACAAATGACTTGTTAATATTAATATCTCTTTCTTTATATTGTATATTATTTTTATTTAATGCATCAATATAATACTCATCCACTTTGTCAATTACTACAAATTCTACCCCTTCAAAATATGTTTTCTGCATATTATCCTCCAAATTATACTAAAACCATCTTATTATTTTACCACATTATATACAAATTGTCCATGAGATAAGAATACTTTCATATATTAACTACGTTTCCGTTAAAGTTTTTCAAACGATTAAATTCGCTCGTAGCTCTCAATAATTCGCCAGTTTCCAGAAAGAAGAATATAGTTCTTTTCGAATCCTTATGGCTCTTCTGATATTCTTCTGGTATAAATCCTTTCAGCAAATATCCTGCCATTTTCATAGAATAAATATTTATATATCTGTTATTATTAACCCCCATTATATTTACCTCCATACATATGTAATATTCGTGTTGTTTGTAAGATTCTTATATCTAATTTTTAAATTTAATATTTCTTTCCTCTAAATAATCAATTAATGGTCTAAAATAAACATCTGGTTCTTTGATGCTAGAAATGTTATTTTTCGCCCATTGAAGTAATTTTTCTGATAATTCTCCACCATTCACTAAATAATTCAATTCAAGAAGATGTAATTTATCTGCTACATCTAGTGGATATTTTTCATATAAGTATTTAGATGGAAGCATACATATCCATTCTTTTGCCAAATAAGTTTTCATCTTTAATTTAGTAATTTTCGATTTTGTCAATTCGCTTATCAAATCAATTCCATCTTCTTCCATATCATTTAATCGAAAGAAATTCTGTATAACTTCTATATCAGTTCTGCCAGAAATCTGTTGTTCCGTTACTAAATCTTTTAATGTAATCATTATCTCACTCCCTTTGAAAACTGGTTTTCATCTACTCTTTTCAATCATATCAAAAATTTCATCCCAATCAGAATAATTCTGTAATTTTTCTTGCGGAACTAATAATTCATATTCTTCTTCAATTTCTTCTCGTGATCCATATCCATTAAAACTAGGAAGACTACCAAATAATTCATTATGTTTTTCCATTTGTCTAAAAACAACAATGCTTTTCTCTGGGAAATTTCCCATATGTGTAGCGTAACTATCAATTTGAATAATTGACTTATCTTTTTTGTTTACATAAATATCTCCAAGTTTCATTTTATTTTCCTCCATGAAATTCTCGTTTCAGACATTCTCGTGCAAATATATCCTCATAAATTCTTTATAACATTCATCGCACAAATGAATGGCTGTTGTATTTGTAAAATATTTATCATCCCGTTTGATTGTAATATCATTACTTTCAGTATACGGATTCATTTCTTTTCCGCATTTATCACATATTGCTATTTCTTTTATCATGCTTATTTCCTTTCCACTTTTCCAACTACATTTACATAGCATTCATGAAATATCGTTACCTTTGCATTCTTCTTGTCAAACACATCAACCCACGCAGATAATACTCTATAATTATTTCTTCCTCTTTCAATAATTTCCATTGCATCTTTTAAATGTGGTGCGCTATCTGTCATTGAAATAAGATATGGTTTACTCTCTTCATCGTCCTGAATTAATAATGATACCCAATAATTATTGTAGTGTAAATCTCGTTTTAACTTATGTACATAGCTTTGAAGTTTGGTCAATCCTTGTAACATAGATTTATTATTATTTTTTAATGCTTTAATGGAATTTTTCAGTCTAAAATTTTCTTCTTCCAATTGCGATACATATAATTGAAGTTCTTTTAATTCGTCCATAATAAATTTTTCCTATAAATCCAGTAACGCAGCTATAATCACCACTACAAATCCAAAACAAGCAATACATCCTAATGTATACATTATCTCCTCTCCTTTCCACTTGCTACACATAAGCAAGTACACATCATTCCTGTAACTCCACCAATAATTAATCCAATTACAATTCCTGTTATCATTTATTTTTCCTCTTTCTCAGCAAAATACTGTCTTTGTTATATGTTTCGTAGCTTCATAAGTTCTATGTATTTCTTTTGCAATCTCCTTATTGCTCATGCCTTTTCTCAACATATTTTTAATTGATAGTTTCTCAAAGTCTGTTATTTTATTTCCATGTCGCTCTGGTTTACCGTTATCTTTCTTCCATTCATAGCAAATCCAGGACGGCTCTGGAAATAATGTTTCCCTTTCGTATTTCTTCCAGTTAATTATCTCTTTATGATTTTCAGCCCATTTCCAAAACTCTACCGAATCAATTAAATATCGTGTCTGATTTTTTAATTTGACCTTTTTACAAGGAAGATCATATTTGTCAATCCATCTCACTACTACGCTTATATCTGAATGAAAGCATTTTGCAAGTGTTTTTGCACTAATTCTTTCCCCATAATAATGATTTAGTCCCATTTTGCTTGCTTTATGCTTCACAGAAGATACACTTCTATCCAAAAATTTTGCCGTAGTTTCAACTGATTGATTCAAATACCTTCTATACATATAAGTTTCTTCATCTTTTGTCCATTCTCTTCTTCCCATACAATACCTCTTAAAGCCTAATATAATTCACCTATGTAACATTTCCCTCAACCATACGTTAAAATTGAAGTTCTCCATATTTTCTTCTCTTTCTGTATAGTTTCCATTATAATTACGGAAACAGTTTCCAGAATCACGTTTGTCTTTATCCCAATATTCTACATATTTATTTGTCCCTTTCATTCTTTCTTCACCTCTTCTATTAGATATGCCAAACCTTCACTATGATGGCGGTTAAACCAATCATACACATCATTTTTGTTAGTTCCTTTTGGAAATGCATACCATGCAGTTTTAAGATTTCCGTTACGATCAACAGGAACGTTCTGAAATTCTTTCCATAATGCTTCTACATTCTTATCAATTATATTCTGTAGCGTTAATTCTTTTCCTTCCATATAGTTCTCCCATCATTTATGAATTTGTTGTATGATTTGCAAAAAGGATTAAAACATCTATCCACTAACACAAATTTCCCATTAACAAAATCAAAATACTGTTTTCTGCTTTTCTGTCCGCATACATAACAATCAATCATATTATCACTCCATTTCTGATACTGAATTACAAATTTTCTGATTAAGTCTCTGATATATTTCCGCTGATTCATCTAATGCTTTAATTACAGATGTTTCATATGTTAATTTTTCCGCTCTATAAACATTGTCAATTAAACAAATCAAACCATTTGATAAAATACTTATTTCCTTTGGTGTAAGTTCCAATTTGATTTTCCCGTTATTGTTCATAATATTTTCCTCCTGATCCTCATATTAAGTGAATTGCATTCTAATTTTCCTTAAATCATTAACCGCATAATCACATATTGTTTGTGAACTTACGCTATCACAATCATCGTTTACCACTTTTGTTAAATCTTCGATAATTCTATCAAGATCATTTCTTAACTTTTCTGTTTCGTTGAATGTAAGAATCGTGCATTCTTTCAACATAAATATTTCCTCCTACAAATTAGTTGCGTTTCCATCTGCATCGTATTTAATTGGCTCAAAATGTCCTACATACCCAATATCTGTTTCCTTATCATAAATTCTTATTGAATGACCTGTACCACCTTCAAATGAATAACGTTTATCATCAGATTCTAATAAATTAATTATATGTTCAACAATATTACATAACTGTATGGCTTCTTCTTTCTGTTTTTCGACTTTTGTTATTTTTACATAAAACTTATGATTAAAACACCATTTAAGTGAATGTAATACATTTAATGTTTTATCGTACGTTCCACCAATAACACATCCATCTTCATAACAAAATCCTTTACTATCATCAAAATAAATATATTCATCTTCTTCTAATCCATCAGAAAATAATTTATCTGTATTTCCTAATTGGACAGAATTAAGACCGGCTTGTAAAGTAACTTCTCTATATTCATTTGTTGGATAAAATTGCATATGTATTCCCTGTTCCTTTCTGCAAATTAATTAGTTTTATAAATATTACTTTATGATTCGTAATTTCCTTTTTGAACTTCATTTTTAATGTAAAGTGGAATAATCCCAAATAACCAAAATGAAGTTTGCTTTATATATTGTTCACCAACTTTTGTATAATAACCAGATTGCTTAACTTTTTTAATGTAAAATCTTTCTCTTTTAACTAACATATAACAATCTCCTTTCGATCAAAAATCTATTCTAATTCTTCTATTGAAAATCCATATTTTTCTTCGAATTCATTTTCCCCGTAAGTCTCTAACATATCCATAATATTAGGATGTTGCCAATCAACAAATTCAAATAATTCTTCTGCTACATCTTTGTGTCCATTACATTCTTCTACAAAATCATTTCCCGTATAACAACTATGAAGAACATTTTTAATTTCTTCCTTATTTAATTTTGTATCTATATTAATTTCATTCAAATCAATATCTGGAATATAAATAATATCATCAGTTATTTCAAAATCACTTTTATATATAATACAGTCCTGTCCATCCGAAAAATGAAATAAATCTTTAAGTCTATATCCTTCGATTAATTTTTTCTTTAATTCTTTTGCTGTCATATTTATTATTCCTTTCTTAAAATCATCATTTCATTAAAATCCTAAAATCATCAATATAATTGCTACTACTAACATTACAAATGACATCAAAGCTAAAAATACTCTCTCACCATCTCTTTCGTCATTATAATTTGTAAGTATATACCAACAAGCCAAACTGATTATCGCACTCGAAATACTTCTCATAATTTCCTCCAATTCTTCTTTTATATTATAATTTGTTAATTTCTTCTGCAATTTTCTTCAATACATTACCGCCTTCTATTTTCTCAATGCTATCTCCATTTTCCCATATTGTTAAAATTGGGTAATCATTATATTGTGGATCAAAATAAGTTTTGTCACACATTTTCTTTCTTATCATGTTAATATCTTCTGATATACAAGCAGTGCGCCCTGTGTTGTATTCTTCTAATATATATATTTTCATTTAATTTTCCTCCTGAAACTCTTGTTTCATTACTGCTCACATTCTGTTCTAATTCTTGAACCAACAAAAAACCAATTCTTAGGCTGACTTCTCCATGAATTAGGATCAGCTTCTTTATGTTTATTGTCATATCCGATCAATAAATTATTTCTATCCAATGAATTAATAACTCTTCCATTAATCTTATAATCATAAATGGGTAAACATTCTTTTTCACCTGTTTTATGAATAATAAATCGCACTCTCCAAAAATCATTAATATATCTCAAAAATACATTTCCCTTACCATATTTTGATTCTAAATATTTATATTGTTCTATTACTTCATTCTGTTTTGGTGTAAGTTTCATATTTTCTTCCTCCAATTCTCAATTTGAAATATCTCTTTCATCTATTGATTCTCTGTTAATTAAAATAGGTGGCACTCTATATCAAGTACCACCTGTAAATATGTAATATTATCGTTCTGTATATTCCCATTCCGCAATAAAGTCAAATGCTTCATTGTAATACATAGGGTTTAAATCTTTATAAGAACTACATCCAAACTTTTCCTTTAACTCATTCCACATATTAATGAAATAACTTTTTGAGTAACATTTGTATTTAGTTCCATGTGCTCCATCCAGAAGTTTATTGATTCTGTCTTTCGCTGCTTTGTATAACTTCTGTTGCTGTCTAGTGGATAATGTCATGTTTTCCACCATTTTGTTGAGCATTTCTGTCTGTTCTCCGAGAAGATCTTCCATTGCGTTAATCTGAACTTGCATTCCTTCAATACGTCCTGTAAGTCCTAAATCATTATGTAACGTTTCTTTCTGTTCTTCTGTACCGTAAAAAGCTTTGTGAAGTACTTTAGCTGCTTTCATCTGATATGCAATAAGTCTCTGCACTCCATCAGGATTAGATTCTCTCATTTTAGGTGTCAGTGAAATTTTAGCAAGCCATAACGTTACATAATCCTCAATAATACATAATGTTTCCTGTTCTCCACCATCAGAAGGGTAACGCAAATTTGCGACACCCTTTGAAAGAACTATATCTTTACGGATATTTTCTGTTTGTCTTCTCGTCTGACCTTCTGAAAATCCTAGATCATAGCAAACATTTCTAATTGCCAACCATAATTTTCCAGATTCATCCTTGATGCCTAACAGTTCACTACCTTCAAATGGGATTCTTTTTGTTTCTACCATAATTGATTCCTCCTGTACTTGCATATTATTTAGTTCTCAATGTGCATTTGTAAAATATTGGAAATTTTCTGATTGACTAACCAGTAAGAATTAGATATACTAGATATAGTCAATCTGCTTCGGCAGTTTGGTGATGGAAGAGGTTTGTTGCTGTGGTAGGTGCTAACCTCTTCTTTTATTTTTCCTGTTGATATATGTCGTAGGAAATATTCTTTTTGATCTGAATTTTTCCATTAACAAAACCGCTCATTAATACTTCTATAGCTTCATTAAGTTTGAAACCTTGCTTCTTGCACTCAGCTTTAAAAGCATTCTGTATAGTTTCCTCAACAGGAGTTGCAAAAGTTTTTCTTGCCATTGCTTAATCTCCTTTACGATTATTATATTACTACTTAAATACTCATTTGTCAATTAGTATTTTACTAATTCTTTACTTATTTCCAATTCATAAGCACTATCGTAGTTACTAAAATTTCCATTCTAGCAACTACTAACTACAAACGAATCATGCTATATGTAATCCTGATGCTTTCAATAATGCTTCAAATGCGTTTATCAATTCTATCCTCATTTTCTTTTTAGTAACTGAACCTTTTCCGCCTTCTCTTATACTATCATCCAGGCGTGTTTTGTATTTTCTTACTTTATCATTCGCAAACATATCAACCTCTTCTATTTTTCCATTATCCATCTGCATCCGCATAAACGTATGTGTATATGGTTTATTTCCATCTGTATACTCTATAAAGCTTGCTAAATTCTGCATATGTATTTCCTCCATCAACTAAATATCGTAATTATAATAAGTATCGTAAGCACAATTCCCAAACAATAACCTAACTCGTATATTTTAATCTTCTCCTTTAATACTATTTTTGAATATAAAAACAGCCTTATAGATTTATTCTCTACAAGGCTGTTTATTTCCGTTATTCTATTTTCATAATCGACTTGTAATAAATTCACAATTCGGACTAATTCCAATTGCTTTCATCCACATTTCTGATGTTTCACAACAAGCTTTATGGAACTGATAATCTGCATCATCTTCAATATCACTCTCACTCATTTCTTTATTATATTCATTCAACATTTTTTTATGGTCAATATATGCTAACAACATATTTTCAAGTACATTCTTACTAATTTCAATTATTAATTCCTCCGTTTTCTTTCTATTATACCAACTTCTTTCCTGTTTTGAAAGATACATTTCATCGTTATTCTTCATTAAAAATTTCCGCTATTGTATTACTTAATTTAATCATAACTATTTCCATCCTTTCTTACGGTATATAATCAAATTCCGCTAAACCGCCATTATCCATTACATAAGCTTGCGCAGCTTCACTATATGTTCCATCAAAGTTTCCGTTCTCTGTATCGTAATCACTAACATGATCTCCAATTTCCATCTCATAGAAACAAAAGATATTAGATATGAGATTTTCCATATCTGTTTTAGGTTCATATCCCTGTTCTCTAATCCAGATTGCCATATAATCATAATCGCATAATTTTTCTTTTGGATATGTACTATAATCTTTTTCCTCTGTCCATCTTCCATATGTATCAACCATAGTTCTTATCCTCCATCACTCACATTTAAAACTGTCTAATACGTTCTTTAAATTTTCCAACTGATTCTCTGCTTCCGTTCTTGCGTATTCGTCCACGTAGAACTGTTTTCTTTCCTGTCGGCATTCTTCAAGAATATTATGTAATTGTTCATCTGTACTGTTAATAATAACTATTTCCGCAACTTCCCAATCCTCTACATCTTGCATTTCTCTTTCATCAAGATAATGATTATATAAGTCACGTTCCTGTAACTTCTGCTCTATATCATTGTCAGGGATAGGATCATCAATCCAATTCTGCATACAGAAATGTAACAATTCTATAGATTTTCCATTGTATGTAGACATATGGAAACTATTTCCTCCGGCAATGTCATACCATGTGGGTATTTCTCCATTTGTATTTATTTCCACAATATAGCGCAACTGAGTATTCTCAATTGCTTCTTTATACGCTTCGATTCCAGTGTTGATAATCTGTTCTTCATTCCGTTCTATTAACTCTAACCACTCATTCATCATGTTTACCTCCAGAAATTTTCCAACAAAAAAAAGGAATCCAATTCAAACGGATTCCTTTAGTCATTCTCTGTTATTCTGTATTCTGTTTTAATTCCATTCATATCCATACTGATCACAACCGCGTCCATAAAAATAACACTGATTACCTGCACATTGATGACCATGTATTAACCCAATTGATTCCTTATACCATTTTTGCATACAGACCATTTCAGATTTTTTAGGTTTTCCATTCTTACAATAATTATCGTTATTATACCTAAATTCTTTTTCTTCTTTTGTTAATGGTTTTTCTTCACAAATTTTATATCCGCCAATATTAACCCATGTAATCCTATATCTTTTCTGAGACATTTAATTTCCTCCAATTCTTCTATCTTATCCCACAAACTTCCATAATAATATGTGTTTAATGTTTCCAAAATCTCATATTGTATAATATTATAAGGATATACATTATCTTCATTATGAGATGTGATATCAGGTATCACCACACCTTTACGTTTCCATTCATTTTTGTCATATTCGCCCCATGTTTTATTAGCACAATCAACAAATAAATGTTCTACGTCGTCCCAATATATGTAAGCGATCGATTTACTTAATATTATCTTATTCTTATCAAATATCGTTCTTTCCGCTCTAACTAATGAATACATATGTACCTCCTATTCTCACATTCCATAGAAAATGCTTTCTTTCCTATGTCTATCTCTTTCAAAATCTTCCTGTACATAGTCCCATTTTATAGCGTTCTCTATAGCGTTTAATTCGTCCATAGAGAGCTTTTTATTTCCATTCCATATGTATATAGGATCAACTTTAAATTTGATGTATTCAAGCGGTAAATCGTATTTTTCCGCTAGCAACTTATAAAATGTTCTCTTGTTCATGATACAATCCATAATACTCCATCATGTCCTTTACATTTTCTTCTTTTCTAGCTTCTTCTCTTACTCTTTTACAAACAATATGAAAAGCTGATGGATAATCAAACCTTGATAATTTTACTTCTTGATCAATTTCTTTGAAAAATCCTTCTGTTAAAAGATATCCTTCCGATTCTACTTGATTTTGAGCATCTTCAAATAAGTCTTTCTTGCTCATGTACACCTTTGACAGTTCCATATACCAAACAAGATTGTTAATGTTTCTGCTGTCTTTAGATGCTATTACATCATTATCATTAATGATATATGTATTATACAGTTCCTTTACCTGTACAATGTTGTTTGGCGATTCTGTACATCTTAAATTATTAAGTTCCGTTCTTGCATCTTCATATTTAATCATGTTTTATTCCTCCATCATGTTCTCTGTATAACTTTCCATATAACTGTTATACAAATTATAATAAGTTTCCGCATTATCTGTCAATATCAATTCCAATGTGCTAGTCCATTCATTAACAAAACGTTCTAATACAATCAGATATTTTCTTAATTTCCATCTTGACAGCTTCAAATTGCTTTCCCCTACTTCACAAAAGTAATTGTCAAGCGTTCCACCTGGGACGCATTCTACATCATAATTTCTTTCTTGTAATGCGTTCACAATGTTATCGCACTTTTCCATTGTGATTCTCATTCTTACATCTTTCATGTTATCAATCCCTTCCTTATTATATAGTGTTCTGTTTAATCGTTCAATCGGCATACAGAAATATTTCCGTATGCCTATCAGCGGTCAAACATTGTATAAACGGTTAATTGTTTTCATTGTTTCCATCATTAAACCGTATTCTGTAAACTTATCAGCAGAAATAATAGAAGATTTTCCACAAACGTCAATCATTACGCCGTTTGCAATTGGATTATATTCTACTGTTACTCTGTTTCCGCTTGTGTACGGATTTAATGCAAGTGCTTCATTAAGTTTGTTGATCCATTCCATTTTTCTTTCCTCCAGTTATTCATATAATTTTTCAATTGCCAAAGTACACATTTTCCAATGCTCTTTATTTTCGTTATGTATTTCTTCAAAAGCATCAAAATCTAATTTTTCCAGCAGTAAAATATATGCGTGATACCGTCCAATCTGATATTCCGTATTTAAAATAGCAGTCTTTGAGTTTTTATCCTTAATTTGCTTTGCAAAATTAACAGCTTTTTCAATAGCTTCATAAGCTTCCTTTTTCAATGTCTCAATCATTCTTATTTCCTCCTATCTGAAATGTGAATTTCAACCTGTTATTCTTCCGCTAATTCAATACAAATTCCAGGTGTTGTATCATTTTCTGTATATGGGAATATATAACTTATGTCTTTGTTCATAATATTTTCTGGAATATCTAGCTCATTGTTATATCCTTCGCAATAAATAATTGGATTATCTTCTGTTTCCCAACATTGAATTTTTATATATCCTTCAAAATGAACACCGCTTTCCATTAATGTTCTTAATGTCATAACCTTATATTCTCCTATTCTTCCATATCCTGATATGCAAAATTTAAGCGTTCTTCTAAATCTTCAATGCCATCATGTAAACCGATCAATGTTTCATTATCTGCATTGTTTTCCAGTGCAATTTGATATTCACGTTTTAAGTTTGTAAGTGCTTCTTTTAATGTGTTTGGTTTCTCATACTGTCTATACATGATTCACCTCCTAAAATTCCGCTTTCAGCTTTCCATTATACTTTTCAGTATATTCAAAGTCAGGTTCACCGTAATAAAACCCTGTTACTTCTGTACTAATACAACGATTTGTTGCCTTTTCGATTATATCCGACATAATAAAGGTTGCATCTGCTTCTGATGAATAACATCCATACACAACTTTTTTATATGTATCTGCTTCGCCTCCATCGTATGTAATAGTTTTGTTTTTCTTATCTTTAATTATAAACATGTTATTTTCCTCCTTGAAATTGTACTTTTATCTTGAAATTTTATCCGCATATTCCATCATAAATTGAGCTGTTTTCTTAATTGTTTTTGATTTGTCGACTACTTCATCATTAAAACAAATTGTAAATACATCGCGAACATTGTCATCAACAATCCAGTACGGTATATTCTTACGGGGTTTCCAATATGTTGTCCAATAATTATAGTTGTAATTGTCACCAATTATATTTTTTCTATAAAAGTTAGCATCTTCGATTCTTACTGGATGACAAATACCATAACCATCAAAAAGCTCTTTTGTAATTATTCTACTATTTTGATATTTTTTAATTGCTTCTTCTTTACCAAAACAAGCAATCCAATTGTATGTTAAATCTTTTTCCGTATCATTAAAATATTTATAATTCATCATCTCTTTTTCGTTCCGTGGTGTACTATATGACATTTCCCAATTAAAAGGATTGTCTAACGCCGGATTTTTCATTCTAATAGGATATGCTTGATCTCCATTTTTTCTAAGTTCAATCCATGCATTTTTTCCACTATCAAGACATGATAATAACATTATCATAGCCTTATTTACGTTTGTTGTTGCTTCTGTCCATGTTGTATGTACTTTGCTCATATGTTTAAATTCCTTTCTTTATCTATTCTTTAATGCCTCTATAACGCTGTTAAACTCACTTTAACAGTGGTCAAATTGTAACTATTTCCGCTGTTCTCTACATTGATAACTTTTCCACCTGCATAGATATTAATTTCCATTAACGTTCCACCACCTCTCTGATATAATAGTCTTTCAGATAATAACGACTTGAGCGTGGGTTATTACGCTTTATAACGTAACCTCTTCCGTATCTGCCCTTATACGGTTCTTTGATTTCTTTCCCGACAGGAATATATCCCCTGTCGCTTGCGGTATGGTGATATGTATACTTAACTTCTTTCATGCTTTCCACCTTCTACTGTATAAAGTCCCAACGTTCTATAACGTCATCATCATAATTGCTATATGGGTTATATACGCAATAAGTAATGATTGTATCTCCAATTTCTGCATCATCTACGCTTGCATAGCTGATATAATAGCCTCCATCAACAGGCGGATTGAGTACAGTTCCGTTCTTTTCATTATCGGTTACTTTTCCGATAATGCGCTCAATGTACATAATGTTATGATCTGCTCTTGTTGTAAGCATTTCCTCTGTTAAGTCATTACAATCAATGACTTTTGTGATAGGTGCATTTTTTGCGACATCTGGAAATGTTCTTGCCTGTACAGGTGCGCTTGTTACGTTTCCGATAATGCTAATACTTGCAAGTGTTATAATTAATGCTTTCTTAATTCTGTTCATCATAGTTCTTTCCACCTTTCTTATATATAATTAATATCCTTTTGCAATGTAGTCTAAAAACATCCAAACAGGCATTGTAAACAGGAAGAAAGCGCAAATATATGTAAGTGCTGTTTTAACTTTCCGCTTGCGTTCCTGTTTAAATACTGCTTTCCAATAACTTCTAGTTCCATAAATCTTTTCCATAGTAGTTCCCCTTTCTTTTATGTTGTGTTATTTGCCATTATAAGCACTATAAAAGGCACGAATGATATAATTTCCATTCATGCCCTATTTAGTGATTATAAAGCGGTTTAGGCTTCATGTTTCCGTTCTAATTCTTTGCAAATTTCAGAATCGTAGCTAAACGGATATTCTTTCACAAGTCCATTCTTACTGTAAATACTTGTGATAAACTTCACATCATAGAATGATGTATAATTCAGTGAATATGTAATTGTGTTATTAATATAAATGTTTACGGATTGCCCGTTATCGTAATACTGAAAAGGTACGTCCGATATTTCCAGATCATCAAGAACTTTCTTTCCTTCATAATAATTTCTTTCAAACTGTTCTTTATTTCCCCATGTTTCACCTTTTGTAAGTTCCTGTAACATTGATACGATTGACATATTATTCCACCTCTTCATTTCATCTTTCAAAATCAATCTGTAATGGTTTTACTTTTCCGCTTCTCAATTCTTCCAGTGCGATTTTATTAACTTCATTTGTAAAATAATCCACCTTGTAAGAATCAATAATTTTGTTTTGATTGTTCATTCTGGTATAAAATTCTTGTGAATTATCTTCCCAGTACCATACAAAATAAGTATGAAGAATACAATTTTCATCATCATATACACGCTTACAACGTCTTTTATTTCCATTCATTAAGAAAATATCTTCTGTTACGTTTAATGCGTCATACTCTGTATTTGAACAATGATGTTCTACTTCTTTATATGTCCAGATGACCGATCCGCCCCAGGTTTTTCCTGTCACAATAGCTCTATGAGTTCTTAACCACGCTTGCATTTCTTCTTCTGTTCTCCATGCGTGATTCTCTATAAAATACTGATAATCACTATCTGATTTTCTATGAGACAGATAATATTTATCATGTGTTTTTGTGGAAAACATTTCTTTATTATCATTACATTCCCACAAATTAACAGTTGCGGTAAAATAAACTCCACCATTTGCACATGCCCCGTTATGTCCAAATGTCCAGAAAATATTAGTTGTCTTTCCAATATATGTAAATCCGTTCATTTCATGATGGCTAAATGAACCACCAGAAGTACTATGACAAAATTCGCCTTCATAAATATTTGTATACATGCTACCGTGTTCACAAATTTCCGCATCGTCATTAATTTTGGTTATCATTGCGTGTGAGAAATATTCCCCGTATTCATTTGTATATTGCACTACATCCCCAACCTGGACACGTTCTCTTGATCGTGAATTTTCGATCATGTCAATGATTTTATTGGCTTTTGTTACGTCTGCTTCTCTAATGCCATGTTCATAATCAAAATGATAATTTTCTTTCTTTAATGTTTCCACTGTATATCTTGTCATGTTTTTCACCTATTTAACCTTTCTTTATAAGTTCTGATTCTTTAAAAAATTGTAGCTATTTACTTTATACTGTTCTTCTTCATCTTCATAAATATCAGAAGAACATTTAAAAGTATATCCATGTTCATTTGTATATAATTCGTTACAAGTACCTTTATATGATTGATTTTGCAAAAATAATTCGTTACCGATATAAAGACAACATGGAAAATATTTCCGTTCTTTTATGTACTTCTCGACATGGTTTAAATCATCAAATTTTAAAAATATTTCCATTCCTACGCTTGCCACATCTGGTAAAAACTGCCCAGATGATTCTAAAGGGATATAAATTTCTTTCCCTTTACAATCCGTTGAAACAAGACAAATTGCGTTTCCAACGTTTTTATAATAAATGTATTCAACACCTTGATATATGTAATAATTCGGCATTGAAAAATATTTCTTTGATTCTTCCAATGTTTCCTTGTTTATCTCTGAAATGGATTTTGTAAGTTTCCCGTTCCTGTCTCTAAATCTTTTGTTTATCATGATCTCATTTCCTTCCGTTCTCTATGATATATATGCAAAATCACCTTGCACACCTGTAACAATTACCATTTTCCCGTCATTACGACGATAAACCACGCCACAACCACGGCTATTTGACCATACACGCCAACCTTTATTAGTAACAGGTTGTTGATTCTTATAGTCATAAAATGCAAAGTGTGGATTAACTCCGCTTTTTTTCTGTTCTAATGCATTATTGATGATTTCTGATTCTGTAGCCGTGAGAAGTTTTCCATCCTTTTCACCTATGACATAAGTTAAATTTCTTTTCATTGTTTTCACCTTCCCATCAAAGCGTTGATTGTTTCAACGTTCTTTAAAACCTGTTTACGTGTTTCTTCATACTGTTTTGACATTGCTTTAATTTCTGCAATGTCTTTTTTGATAGCTGTCGTATAAGGATTTTTACGACTGAATAACTTTTTGAGCATTCTGTACACCTCCTCACATGCACCGACAAACCAAACCGCCTCTTGTGCGGTTACGTTTCAGAATTGCTAACTCTTTTTCAAGAGTGTTTAATCTTTCGATCAGGTCAACGGGTACAGATTCCTGATTCCAGAAGTCATAGCAAGCGGAAATTTGACTTTCCACTTCTGAAAGTTCTTTTTCGAGAGCGTTGATTCTTGCATATGTGCCGTAAAATTTAATCATATTACATTCTCCTTTCTTATTCTCTGTTTATAAGCATTACAAAAGGCACAACGTTTATTCTTGTTGTGCCTTCTCCAAAACTTATAACGCTCTTTTTACTTTTGTCATATCGAGAACGCCTGTCTCACAAAAACCTATAAAGGCTTTTACAAGATCGCATTCTATAAAATCTGTCGTATAAAGCATTGTGATAACACTTTGAGCGACTGATTTATGTAATTCATCATTTACAACATGAAAGTCTCTTAAAACTTCTTTAATTGCCTTTTCTGCCTGTTTTGTGTTCATTGTGTTTACCTCTCTTTCTTATAAAACATGGATTTCATTTTGTGTAATATTTCTGTACGTTGATTGTATCTTCAAGATCGCACATCTTACAACCTTTTACGTTGTCGAGTTCTGCTTCAATATCTACAGGAAACGCAAGGCTTTCAAATGTAGCTTCACACTCCTGTAAAATCTGATTTTGGATTGCATCTGGCAACTCACACACGTATGTATGAGCTGTTATTTTAACTTTTGTCATTGTTTATTCCTCCTGTTTATTATGGATTCTCTTTTTTGCTTTCATTTTTGCAAGCCATGTACAACAGGTATGACTTGCAAAGTCAAAACAAAAATGTTAAAATTTTATAGAGGTATCTTATTCAAGGGGACTTTTTAGTCCCCTCTTGATTAACTTATGTATTCGTAAAAATCTGTATCATTTGCAAATTGCATCAACTTGCCATTGACCATTGCAAGGAAACAGAATCCACGAAAACCGATAGGATAAGTCATTGAAAGATACCTCCTTTTTATGTATTTGTGGTATTAACCACCTTGCTATACTTTGCATTGTCTACTTTTTCAAGTCGGCGTGCTGTTTCCAGTTTGTCAAACGGCTGTATTGCTACAGATCTCACGACTATTTCGCTTCAATGCTCACACGGTAACAAGTCCGTGTGTTACAATATTTAGTTTTTGTATCAACTGATTGACTATGTATCTCTGTCCCTCTGTTGATGGTATTACTATAACATAAGTATCACTTAGAGTCAATAAGTATCACTTATATTTTTAGCTTTCGGCATTGTGTATAATTTATAGTTTTATATAAGTATCACTTATTGTTAAATATGCACTATTAACAATAGATTTATTGACAATGTGCATGTTACAATGATATTATTATCTACTACCCTTTTAATAAGTAGAGAATACATACATATATAAAAGAAAGAGGGTAATTGAATATGAGTAAAACAAGTGAAGCACAAAAGAAAGCTGTTAAGAAATACGATGAAAAAAGTAAATATATACATTTAAAATTTACAGATAATCAAACAGATGACTATTATCGTATAAGGCAATATTGCGATGAGAATGGATTATCAATGCAAGGATATATAAAAAGTGTTATATTACATGATTTGGATAATAAAAACGTATGAGCATAGATCAAGAACCATCGTATCCAATAACAGATAAAAATGATATAGAACTTATTAGAATGTATATGTCTGAATATGTAAGACACACATTTAGCAATCATTTGTTATATTTTAATTTAGCAATAAATACAGGATTAAAAACAAAAATATTATTATCTTATAAGTGGAATGATATACTAAATTTAGATATGACAGTAAAGGATTATTTACAATATAATAATTATAAATTATATTTAAATAATACTTGTAAACGTGCTATTTATGACAATTTAAATATGCTAAACAATATTGATTTTAATAATTATGTTTTTGGAAATCGAAAGAATAAACCAATAATATCAAGTACAATAAATAAAGTGTACAGAGACATACACAAAGATTTAAATATAGGAAATTTATGTTTGAATACAGGATCATTATATAAGACATTTATATATTGGCAAATATATTATAATTGTAGAGATTATATCAAATTAGCAAAATTACAGGATATGTTATATCCTACGTCAACCAATTTATGGAAAATATCAAACTATAATATAGATAATGATTATATTTATATTAATGACGTAAATTTATAATAAGGAAATGAGAACATGAAAAGAATGTGCGATTATAATAGTTTAGACTTGTAACCACATATAATAGGAAGTAACACCGTACAATCAATATGATCTGCATAACCTGTTATCATGCTCAAAATGTACAGATAGCCTTGTAAGCGTGTATTTGACGTTTTAAGGCGTTTTAATGCTTATATAATAATTGTATTGGGTTATGCGCTTAAAGTCGTTTATACGGCGTTTTACAAGGTTGTTTTTAAGATAGGATGTACAGAAAAAGTTACATCTGGACTGTTTAAAACGTGCAGCATGATGATATTTGTATATCATTTTAATATGTTTTTGAACATGATTTTATGTCAAAATGCGCGCTATTTTATGCAAGAATATTGTATATTTATACAGTTTGATTGATGTATTTTTATGCAAAAATTTGTATAAGATAGCGTTGTTTTTATGTGTTGGAATGAGTAAAATATTGCGGTAAAATTGCGGTAAAGTGTGTGTATTTTTGTCTGAAATGTGATTAAAATGTGATGTATTTTTATCTGTTTTTAGTGTGGTTTTTGGCGTGAATATGTGATAATTTCATCTGTTTTTATGTGGTATTTTATGTCCTGTTTTGAGATAATTTTATTGTGATCTGCTGTTATATTTTAATGCCTGGACGGTGCTAGAATGTAGTATATATAGGCATTTATGATGGTAGAATTGTGATGGAATTGTTATGCAGATATGATGTAATTGTACATTGTTTGGTGTATCTATATTGTGAGTATTTATGTGAGATTATGTGAGTATTTGTGTAGTGTATTGCATGGTATATTATAGGCATTATAATAGTAATATTATGAGCGTAATGTTAGGCGTATAGTGTGAGTATATCATGGATAGATATAGATATATATTATATAGTATGATGTGAAATATGATGTATATTATGATGTATATATTGTATGTTTATAGTATGAATTAAGTGTGAGTGTTTGATATGATAGTATGTTATGTTAATATGATTTTGTAGTGTGTTTGGAGTGTAGTGGTGTCTGATAAGATGTGATCTTATCTGTTGTTGTGTTGCTTCCTGTTTGGTTATGTCCAGATGGTTTTATTGTGTTATATCCATGTAGTTTTAAATACCATATATTATGAATAATCCATGAACAAAATATGTATAATTTATGCACTATTTATGGATAGATTATGAATATATAACAGTGAATGAATTATGAATATTATGTATAGATTATGTATGAAATATGAATAAATTATGAACAAATCAAAATAGGAATGATTCCTATTATCCTATGCACGAACCCCGTGAACGGTCGTTTACTTACAATTGTATCAAATCCATAAACAATTTAAAAATCATATCATATTTTACCATCTTTCCAAATTGTCTATACAATTAAAATCTGCTATTTCTGGTCAATCTCCTGTTATCCCGTCCGTGATCTGCTGTCCAGAATACCCGATAAAATTTTAGTTTCATCACAAATTTTTTGTCTGATGCACCGCCCCCGTGTTTTATCTAGTTACAAAAATGTCAAATAATAACAAAACTTGACTTTTTTACACTTCCCACAAAAGTGCAAAAGTTAGTTTTATTCAACAATAGCAAGGCATTTCGGGGATTGCATAGTTTACTATTTTAATCCATTTTTGATTCTGTTTTAGAATGTATACTAGTATAACGGGGGATAGTTTACATTTATAATTTTAATATGATATTGTCATATTCACTGATGAGTTCAACTCACACTACTCGTCCAAAAATCAAAACTGGTAATCCATCATCCCACACTCGCCTCCAACAGAAAAAATTCTCACCCTCATACCACCTCACAAATTGCACCAAATCTACGCACAATTCACCAAAATAATCAAAATTAGTTCGAGACAGAGTTCGACCGCACCCTTACATATCAACGCAAAATAAATTTTCTGACAATTTAAAATCACCAATTTTTACCCAAATTACCTACTCCAAATCACAAATTCCCTTGCAAACTCTAACAATTTACGAAGTCCTCTCGAAGTGATACCTAATTATATATCTCAAGATCATAAACTTAATTTAATTTTATCATCCTGCAATATCCCAAATTTCCTTGCCACATCTACCTAAAACGCAACAATCACTTCCTATTAAAAGTACACATCACTCTCCCATCTCAATCAAAATCATCACCAAAAACACCTATCTCGAAGTCCGTAATTTCACATCACCAGAAAACACTCATCTAAATTGTGTCAAACTTTCGCACAATTTTAATCATTAAAAATTCACCAAAAATACATCACAAAAAATCTTGAAATGCCAAATTGACACCTCAAGATACAATCATCCGCAACTCTAAAATCAATTCTATGCTCACTATCTTAATGTACAACTTAAAATAGACATCACAATTACTCTAACCTGAACAACTTGACACTTACTCATTACAATTTTCAAATTACGTCTACATCATATGATCTACAACAAACATCTCAAAAAAAATATTTCAAACAGAGAATTATATATTACATATGAGGGGGGATACTTTTACATCCACAAAAAATCACTACTCTCATATCCTATCTATCTCAAAATTTTAATCCATTAAATAAAAGAATAAATCCATAAAAACATAGAAACATAAAATCTTCTCATAAATAAGAGAAATATAATATGTAACCAAAGTAACAAATTTATAAAATCAAAAGGAGATACCAAAATGGACATTACATTCACATCATCTGAAATCTACAAATTACTTCATCCAGTAAAGCAACATTCAATCCTCTTTTCGGCAACATTAAACAAAATCAAATCCATAACAAATAAATATCTTTCCGATAAGAGAATCTATATACCAGGAATAATACCACAATCATACTACTATCTCTCAAGAGGTTATGATAAATCAATTAGAGAGTTATGTTATTTCATAAAACTAATATTAGATTCAGAAAAGAGTCGATATCTATATAACCCATATTCATCAGAATACACAGTGCAAAATTATAAATCTGATATGGAGAATTTATATAAGAAGATAATATCTGAAAAGATATTTAACTCATATATAACACAAAATAATTCTACAAAACAGAGAAGTAATAACAAAGAAGAAATGAGCTGCTTAAAAATTATTGCCGATAAAAAACAATACAAATAAGAAATTTCATAAATAAAAGAGATCAACCATTATAGGAAACTTAATATTAGCAGCAACCGAAAAATTTAACAACACATAAAAAGAAACTTGTAGTGTCAACAATTTTTGACACAAAATAATTATCCTTTGTGAGAATAAATAAAAAATACACCAAAAATCAATTTGAAGGGAGAAACACATAAATGTCCATTAAGACCATTACAATTGAAAATCGCAGTCCAAAATATAATAGATTACTGAAAAACTTAGCAAATCAATCAACTGATACTATCCTGGAATGGAAAACGTATTTCAAAAAATGTAAAGTAAATCCAAAATGTAACACTGACTATTTCATAATGGCTATTCAAGTGTGTGAAGATATTCTAAAAGAAAGAAGAGAGAAATAATACATATGACCGATTTAGAAAAGCAATTAAACAAGATTTACAATTACGCTGATTTAATTCATTCAGAGAATCTATTAATACTATCAATTATCGGCTCTCTGTTAAGAGAGTCTGATAAACCAGAGATTGAAAAATGTATTAAGACTTATATTCAGCAAAGAGAAAATATTCAAAAAGGAGTATACGAAGATGATGTTGAGATTACACAATAATACAAGCAAGATGTGGTTTTTTTAAAATATATTTTATTTATGAATGTAATGAATAAATAAAATATATTTGTCTGTCTTATTAAAAAGTAGTATATCTTCTTTCTGTTCAGTTTATGGGAACTGGGTATTGTCAGATGAACACTCATTTGAGGTTTTCATAGGACTCAGCGCACATAAACTGAACGCTCGTAAAATGAATATGGGGGTGAGAATCATTAATAAAAACACAAATAATTATAAAGTGTATATACATACTAACATATTAAATGATAAGAAATATATTGGTATAACAAAAACATCAGAAAGAGAAAGATGGAATAACGGAAATGGTTATCATAAAAATCAAAAATTCTATAAAGATATTCAAAAATATGGTTGGGATGATGGATTCACTCATGAGATCATACAAGACAATTTATCATATAGTGAAGCAAGGCGTTTGGAGAAGTATTATATATCAAAATATAATTCTGTTTCAAATGGATATAACAATGCAAATTTTAATTTAAGTGGATCTTTACAATTTGATTTTGATAATTTCATTCCAATAGATAATCCTGATGAAGAAATAAATAATAACAAGGAATATTTTACAAGAGTACCAAATGAATTTATACAAATTGACATTAGAAAGAAATATAATCTTCACAGAATATTTTATGTTGTATATATTCTTATTGATAAACATAGAAGTTACGAGGATAAATCATACATTGTAATTTCAGAAATATTTGATTTATGTGGTTATAAACTTGGTAAAAACAAACCAAAGGTATTTTATGAAATTATAAAATGTTTACTATTCTTAAATGAAAGTAACATGATTAGAATTACATCTAATTTTGATATTTACGCTGTTGGATATACTGATTGTATTCAAATGGATATTATATATTCTAATTTTGACGCAACAGATAAATTCTCAAAAATTACATCTTCGCAGCTTGACTTCATAATGATGAGTGAATCAAGTATTAATAAAGAGAATATATTAATGGTATTCCTTTATATCAATTCTTATATTTTCATTCGTCCAAAGAATAAAAATAATGAAGAAACAATAAGTGATCCGAAATCTAAACCAGAAGCATTTTTTCGCAGCATGGAAAGTATGGCAAAAGAATTGGCAATTTCAAAAGATACATTAAATCAATGTATTCAATGTTTAACTTCTTCTAGCGAAAACCAAAAACCTCTTTTGATAAAAAGAGAAGTAGGTAGTATACAACCAGATCCTAAAAAGCCACCACAAAATGTTCCAAATATCTATGTACTTAATAAAGAAGGATATGAACAAGAAATTGAATGGGCTATTTTAAAGATGCTAGAAGTATATAATGTAGATTCATTTGGAGAATTAACAGGTAAGGATGTGAAATAAATTTGACGGATAGAAAGGACGTTGATGATACACATGATTGAATAAATAAAAAAGAGAATATACATATATAACTATTAACCAGTATCACAAAAAGGAGTGATGCAATTATGAATTTTAAATCAAAGGAGAACATTAAATATGACAGAAACAGAAAACAGAAAAAACCATGAATACAGCTATAACAAAAGCTATAACAAATATTATACTATGCCAAGCAGAGAAGAATTACATAGAGGATATAGTGGTTGGTTAAACAATGCGGATTTCATTATGTCAAGAGGAAATAATCAAAAACAATCCAGAATTGCAGAAAAAATTGCATCCGATTGGCGATTCGATGAACAATGCCATAAAAATATTCTTAGTAAAGAAAGAGAGAAAAACAATGACTGAAAGAAATTTTGATAACAATAATGAAAATTGTATTGAGTTTTTATCTGGTGAACGATATGCCGTTGCAACTTTTACAAACAGGAAACATATCACTCGTTTGAAGAAAATTTATGCTGAAAGAAAAGATGAGATTAAATACTTTAGAGAAAATAAAGATGGTAGTATTTGTGTGAAATTTCCTCTTAAATGGGTAAAGATAAATCCTGGCTCTATACCTGATCCAAATAAACCCAAAAAAGTATTAACAGAAGAACAAAAGGAAAAATTGATACAGAATTTGCAAAAATATCGTGAGTCTAAAAAGAAATAGTATATACCACTACTCTCTTATGTTCAGTTTATCGTAAAATTATAAAGAAATGATAGTCAAATTTCAATTCTACGGTATCTATTGTTAAGTTGTTCCACCTACAACTTAAAATCGAAATTCACCCAAAATTTATCAATATATATTGAGAATAATTAAATAAGGAAAATATGATGAGAAAAATGGATTACAAATATTTCTCAAAAGCCAAGCAGATTGCACAGGTGTCTGATTTTTCAAAGGTACATATCGGATGTATCGCTGTTTATCAGAATCGCATTATCGGAATTGGTTGTAATACAAATAAAACTCACCCAACCCAGAAGTATTATAACCGATATAGAATAGATGACAACGATTTTGATAATTCTGAATCACTTCTACCAAAACTTCACGCAGAAATTAATTGCATAAATCAACTGAAACATTTGAATATTAATTTTTCAAAAGTGAAGTTATACATATACCGCACTAGAAAAGATATTGTGTGTGGAATGGCTAGACCTTGTGCAAGCTGTATGCAAGCGATAAAAGATCTTGGAATTAGAGAAATATATTATACAACAAATGATGGTTATTCATATGAAAAATTAGAGAAAGGATGTGTTGCTTAATGGTGTGCGCAGGTTGCCACATGAGTTATTGTCCATCAACGTGTCCTGATTATATTCCTGAGAATGCAACCCACTACTGCTCTATTTGCGGTAATGGAATTTACAATGGAGAAGAATTTATAAGGAATGATGGTGATTATGCTCATTGGGAATGTATTGACGGAAAGAATGACTTAGTTGAATGGATAGGTTGCGAAATTAAGGTTATGGAGGAATAAAATTATATGAATATGTATGTACCAGAGTTAATGTACGCATTAGATTCTTTAAGTGAACATGCTGATTGGAAGAATGTTTACAATGTAAGTGGTGATGACGTATGTTATTGTCCCATTTGTTTAGGGAAGGTTAAACTTTGGAATGGACAAGATCCAAATAAAATATATAAAAAGCAAAGATGTTTCCATCATATTGATGGTAGTTGCTCACAGGAAAGTCAGGTACATTTTGCTTATAAGAATTGGCTATTAGGAAAAAGCTCTAAATTTAAAGTAAATGATAAATTGTATGAAGTAGAAAGTGCAGTTGTAGAAAAAACAATACATACTTCATTTGGAGATTATAGACCTGATATTATGATACAAACTTCTTGTGGGAAAACTTTTCTTGTGGAAGTAGCTTATAGCAGCAAAAAGACTGATCAATATATTTATAAATGGGATGAAATTGGGAATGATGTATTAGAAATTGATGTAAATGAACAAATGTATACTGTAGCAACCAATGAGATACCATCGTTTAAATTGATTTATTCTTCTGAAACTGGTGAGTGTTATATAAAGAGATATACTACACAAGAATATGATGATTTGATTACCAGTAGAAAAATTTATTGGAAGCGTAAAGATATTTTAGAATACAAAATCAAATGGGAACGATTAGATTGGTTTTGGAGAGAACTTCAAAATTTTTATTCTAATGCTTCTACGATATATTCCGTTATAGAATCTTTTGTTAAAATGGATTCCAAAGATCAAAAATTTGTTTGTGAACATCTGAAAGGAAAACATTCAAATTTAAAACATGCGTTAGAAAAACATTATACAGATAAAGACGATTTAAAAGAAGCACATTTAAAACATATTAGTCATGTTGTTAAAAAATTAAATAAGGAATTTGGATATAGTACATTAGATGAGGTTTATCTATATAGAAAAGGTGAAAAAGTAATATTTAGAGATAATTTTCCTATTTACAATTGTTCCAATATGTATATTCATGAGGGAACCAATGAGAATGATGTTTATGACTATTTTTATCCAATAATGAAAAAGTACTATGAAGATGATATAGAACGCAGAAACCAGATAGAACAGAAACGCATAAAATTAGAAAATGATAAAAAGTATTTTAATGATTATATAGAACCAATATTAAAAAAATATAAGAGTAAGATAAATACATGTAAAAATAATATATGGACTATGAGGTTTCATTATAATGATAATGGCATGGAATTTTCTATTGATATAGCACTTGATAATTTCTGGTGGACAATTAAAGTTATTAAAGTTATTGAAGTTAATGAAATGGCTAATGTGGAAAATTATATTCAAAATATTATTTATGATATGATGTGCCAATTATTTAATAAAGGGTTAAAAGGTGATGGTGTTTGTAGAATTTTAGAAGTGGAGGAAAGATAAGTGATTGATTTAACAACAGGTGTATATATCCCAAGTGTGGACGCAAAAGATATTTATCTTTCCGCACATTATTATAACTACGAAAATCACGACTACGATTTAAAACTTAAAGATGGCAATTATAATTTAAGAAAATTTGTTAATACTCTTGATTACAGCTTGGACTTAATTGAGTTATTGGATATTTATTATAAAAAATATCGCAAGAATGATTTTCTGTTTACTGTAAAAAAGCATAAGTATACTACAAATGTTATTAATCTCACATTCAAATATTCTGTAAAAGAATGGAATCAGATGAACAAGAATACATTTGTAAAGTTTGGTTACAACTATAGAGATTTGATATTTGATGATTGCATTGCCAAAAATAATACAGGAGAAATTGTTGGTATTCAAATAAATTCAAAAGTAAAAAATAAATTAGAAATTCCATCTCCGTTTGTCGTGAAAAAAGTTGAAATCAAAGATAAGAAAGATAAATCTATTGTAAAAGAAGTTCAGTTACAATATCAGAAAAAAGGTGAGCCTAAGACTTTAAAAACAAATGCTCAGTTAAGAAATGAATTATATAAAAATGGTTTTACTTGTAATGGATCTAAATATTGCAGAATGAAACGGTCTACTGGATCAGCTAGAGTTGGAAAATGCCTTTTTATTAATGAATCATTATTTAAGCCATTACTAAATTTTAGTTCTGGTGCAATTCGTTTGAATCCTGGTGATGAAATAGATCTTGCTGCATATGAGGGATACATTGCTCTTCCATCAAGTAGCATTATTGATACTCTACCAATTAAACCAGAGAATATTTTATTAATTGATGATTATGATAGCGTATTCAATGAAGATGTAATTGAAACTCACGATGAAAACAACTGGTTAAAAACAACTGAAAAGAATTGTACTATTACAAATACGATATGGGATGGACAATCATTAATGGATATATCTTTGTTTGGAGATTATTCAGAATATGGAATGGTGCTTCTCAGAAACTTAATGTTTAAGTCATGTTGTTTTAATTGTAATATTCAACAATGGTTTAAGGATAATAATATTACAGATATTTCACAATTAAATGGGAAAACAAGAGCTACCAAAATTGAAGATGTGAAATTAATCACTACACCAAATAGTATTAAATATTTAAAATTTAGTACATGGGATGAATGGCTGGATAATTTATATCCTAATTTTGGAGTTGTAAAACATGACAAGAAGACGCACTTTTTTGAAGGTAGACTTGTTCAAACTCATTATCAGCTTTTGAATACATTACAAATGTCAAAAGATGAAGTTAATGAATTTTTATCAGAAGCTTTAGACTTTGCACAATTATTGCGCAACAATCCAGAGGTTGTACGATATTATATTAAATATCCTGATATTGATGAGTTAGATCCATTATCGCAACCTATGAACAGTAAAAACGATGTTGTATATAATTTGATGAGTATTAATGATAATTTCACAAAGACTAAATATTATAAAGATTTTTTAATTGATTTACTCAGGTCATATTATAAGAATCTAAAAAATGGACATGTTTATGTAAATGGAAATTATTCTACTTTGCTAGGAAATCCAATTGAAATGTTACAACAATCAATTGGTAAATTCGATGGTAAAAGTCAAATTGGAATTGGTAATATACATAGTATACGATTTGATTATAACAAAACATTATTGGCAAGTCGTAGCCCTCATGTAACGATTGGTAATATTTGGCTTCCATATAATACGGAGAATAAACTAATAGATTGTTATTTTAATCTTACACCTGAAATTATATGTCTTAATTCAATTGGAGAAAATGTTTTACAAAGATTATCAGGAGCAGATTTTGATAGCGATACCGTATTACTAACGGACAACGAAATATTAATTCGTGCAGCAAAAAGAAATTATCATTTGTTTAAGACTCCTACTTCATTTGTATCAGCTCGAAAAGTCAAAAGATATTATACTCCTGAACAACAAGCGGATCTTGATATCAAGACATCGGTAAATAAGATTGGAGAAATTATCAATCTTTCTCAGGAGTTAAACTCTTTATTATGGGATAGAATGTATCACGGAGAAACTTATGATGATATTAAAGAACTATATTATGATATTTGTCAATTGGATGTAATGTCTGGTATTGAAATTGATAAAGCAAAGAAAGAATTTGATGTTAATAATGTTAAAGAACTTGATAAGTTAAGACAAAAATATGCACCTATCCTTGAACACATTGAAAAAGATGAAGAAGGAAGAGATGTTAAAAAGAAGAAAGTGCCACATTTCTTCTCTCATATTTCCAAACAAAAAGGATTCTATAATCCAGAGAAAAAATATTATTGCAAGTATCATACGACTATGGATTATTTACAAACAATAGTAAATGGATTCAGGATCAAAAATCCATATAAAAAAGATTGGTCACCATTTACAGCATTGTTGGATAATGAAAAATATTACAGCTATAATGTAAATCAAAATCAGATTGATAAAATTTACACTATGCTCAAAAAATATGTTAATGATAGAAAGTTAATATATTCATCAGATTCAGACTCAAAAGAAGATAAGAATGAAAGATCCAATAAATTAAAAGTTGATTTAATTTCGGATATTGAATCTGAGACTATAGGATACTCTACAATGTATAGATTATTATCTTCTGTTGAAGATAAAGAAAATGCACAGATCAAAAATTTATTATTAGAGATATTATTTTTATGTGGAAATAAAAGTTTTAACGAGACAATAATTCAATCTTCTAATGAAATAAAACAGTTAGAAATTGACGGAAACGACATAAAAATCTTTGATATTGGTTTTAAAATTACAAAAAAACGAGTTAATTCATGCAAAAATGAGTGATTTCGTCCTAAATTTAGGACGAAATTTAAGTTACTATGGAGAGGGTAGTTTTCAAATTATTATTTTAACGATTACTACCCTACTCTATCTTGTGTAACTTATCTTAATCTGAAACAGAGGAGGAATTTAACATACAAGAAAATTATACATATATTTCTCAAAAGGAAATTTCACATGAAATCGAAAAAAGATTGGGTTGTTCTGCACATGATGTATTTAAAATATTAGATACATTAAGTGATGTGGTAAAGGATAAAATTAGTGATACGGATAATGCAGAAATAAAAATATTTCCTGGACTAAAAGTAACTTCTAAGTGTGTACCATTAGAACAATATAATTCTAATTTAAAAAATGTAAATATACCATCTAACCATGTTTTAAAATTATCTGTATATTTTACACATGATTATAAAAGAAAAATAAGAGAAACATATAAAACTCATTAATTGGCATATAATCGGCGGTTGCACTGATTCTTCCCATTTCGTTACAGTGCTTCCGTTGATTAAAAATATAATAATGCGGATTAGAGAAGTAGCTAACTCGCTTGGCTCATAACCAAGAGAACATTGGTGCAAATCCAATATCCGCTATTTGATGCGTTTTATGACGCATCATAAATTTTACAATGTTATTGTTACGATTATGTGGCTTGACACAGATAATATATCGTGAGGTATATAAAGATAGATTTACACCCTATCGCTATAGAAATATAGTCAATTCAAGCAAAACTGACATACCAGTAACTCAAAAGGTTGCATTTCGCAATTGAGTCTATGCGGAAATAGTATGTATTATAAGGAGCGATAAAGTGATTTAGGGGCGACCGCTGAGAATTACTTTTTGACTGCAAATCAGATAGCTCATGCAAACTTATATGCATATAATGGTGAATCAGGAGGATAAATAGTGCGAGAAATTATTAATCGAGTGCATTATCCATTTATATGAGTATATTACTTATATGAACGTTTAGTAGGGATTATAACTGAAAGACATGAAGGTGTGATGTATTTTTGTTCTCAAAAGGAATGAAAGCGTCTGGTGTAGCACATCTTCTGTAACTTGGACTTAAACTTGTTGTAAAGTAGAATAATATTATCGGGAATGGTGGAATGCCGTTTACGTTTAAAATGTAAAAGAATATTTATATACTTAGATATTACATACAAAGCGAAAGTCTACACCTCTACATGGTGAAAACAACCTAATTCCATAGTACTTATAAGAGTATAATATGGACATTAATAAGTCTCGCAAGACTTTGAGATGTTTGATCGAGTTTGCACAGTTCTCTTAGCGGAGATTTATAGCACGGCGGTGTTAATGGAATAATAAAATCAGAGTAGTCATGTAGTAAAAGAGAAATGCCACTCTTTCAAAAAGGCGGTTGTGGAAGTTTACTATATATGCGTAAGGTATATAGTGGATACGGAAAGAACTCATAATGTTCTAAAAGAACTTCTGTATAAATGTGTAATCTCAGCATTTATAATAATAATGATATATAGCTCAATTGGTTAGAGCGATTGTTTTCGTATGGATTTGGTAGATTTAGGTTCAAAGCCTAATATATCAATTAAGCCAGGAATAATCAAACTCTCTTAAATATACTGGCGATAGGGGACGTTGTGAGATGTCCCCTAAATGAGTTAGAAAGTTGGTAAATTATGTATGTAGAAAAAGATGGAATACCTTATATACATGATAATGAAAATAAAATCAAAGATAAAATTTTAACAATTCTCTCACATGAAGAATTCACTTTAGCTACAACAAAACATCTTTTTGATAGAATTATTCAAGAAATTAATGAGAATAATAAAATTAATTTATAAATTTTCAGATTGTTCTTTTCTTCTTTGATCATTAAGTTCAGAAATTTAGTTGAATGCTTCTGTATATGTTTCCATATACTTTTTAACGAATGTTTTTACTTGAAGTGGTTGAGAACCAACAGAAGCACTTCTTTTAGCTACATAATCAGCTAATTCTTTAATTTGATTAAGATCTAAAGTTGTATCTCTCATTTGTATACCTCCGATGTATTTTTCTTACAATTATACAACTTATGATGCGATTATTCAATATTTGATTATAAAAATCCAACAATGAGTGTCGATTATTACGTTATTCGACTAATAAAATGCGTGTTAATAGTATGTTTGATATATCATAAAAATACATCACCGCTACTACTCATGGCGGTTGGATAAAATCAGTACAGGTGGCAGAGTCGGGTTTAATGCGGATGCCTTGAAAGCATTTGATGGATAAAACCATCCGTGGGTTCAAATCCTACCCTGTACGTTACTCTCCTACTTGGAGAAATAAATGCAAAGGACGTGAATTGTTATAAAAGCAATTAATAAAAAAGAAATGAAATACCTTATGAATAAAGGGTTTAAGTTCCATGAAGACATTTTTAAGACATATAGTGGTAAGAATAAATACTACTATAGAGAATGTAATGCTATTAATAAGGCATTAGATGATTACCATAATGGATTAAGTGTTATGGAATATAAATGACAGGAAAGAAAGACAAAATATATAGGAAAGGTGGTAAGTTACCATCGGAAAGAAAAAGAAAAACAGTGTTAAAATATCATTTGTAGACTCACCATCATCAGAAGATGTTACAGGGAGTCTTATTTATATTTCAACACAGAATCATAGAATTTTAGTTGATTGTGGCTTACATCAGACAAATGACAAGTATAAAGATTTTTTGGTAAACAATCGTAAATATAAAGAATTTAAACCAAAGGACATTGATTTTGTATTTATCACTCACAATCATGGGGATCACTGCTTGTTATTACCGAAATTATATAAAGAAGGATGTAGAGCTGCCACTATTGTTTCAGAAGGATCAAAGCAAGTTTTGAAAGATATGGCAATTGATTCTGCTTTAATTAGTGAAAGAGACATATTGGTTATCAATTCTCAGAATAATAAGAATTATTCTCCACTTTATTCTATAGAAGATGTAAATAAAATGTTGGAATACACATTGGAAAAACCAGTAAATGAAAAAATTATTATTGATGATGAATTAGCTTTTGAGTTAATTCCAAGTGGTCATCTTCTTGGAAGTTGTCAAGTGAAATTATATTTTACTGTTGATGGATTGACAAAAACCTGTTTAGTCACAGGAGATTTAGGAAATAAGATAATTCATAATAGATTTGTTGGTGAATATCAACAAGTAGATTATGCTGATGTTGTTATTGGAGAATCAACATACGGAGATAGACCAGATTTAAAAACTGGACTTAAAGAACGAAAAAATGATTTAGAAAAATTTAAAGCAATTATAGAAACACAAGTTCATGAAATGAAAGGACGGGTTGTTATCCCAAGTTTTGCGCAATCAAGACTTCAACAACTTGTGCTGATGATTTATGAAATGTATAAAGATTCTCAATGGAAACCAAAAGTATATATAGATTCACCATTGTCTATTAAAATTTTTGATGATTATGACGAATGCTTGACTGGTGAAGATAAAAAACTTTTTGATGAAATGATTCAAGATAAGATGTTTACTTTTGTAAAAGAATCCGAAGACAGTAAATCACTTGTACAAAGTAATAAACCTTGTGTAATTTTATCGACCAGTGGAATGTGCATGGTCGGCAGGATCAGGCATCATTTAAAAAAATGTATTCCAAATCCTAATGCTACGATGCTCTTTGTGGGATTCAGTACAGATGGAAGCCTTGCTTCACTTTTAAAGGATAATAAACGAAAATCTGTTACCATTGACCAAAAAGAATATCCTTGTAGATGTGCTTCTTATTCATTAAAATCAATGAGTGGACACGCACCATTCTGGCAACTGATAGATGACTATACAAAAATTAATAGTCAAAAGATTGTCTTACATCATGGTTCCAAACAAGCAAAAGAAACTTTAAAAATTGCTCTTGAAAAAGAATTGGAGAAACAATGTAAGTCAACAAGAGTTGTAATTGCTAACTCAAGTTTGAAATTTACATTATAATAAAATATAAAATAGAAAGAGGGTTATTATTATAGAAGTTTTAGATATTGCTTTACCTCAAAATTTAGAAAATATGTCATTACCATCACCAGAACTGGTGAATTATTATAGATTAGCTGAAAATAGAATTTTTTATATTGATTATGAAATTGATGAATCAGTATTAGAAGTTCAAAAAGCAATCATTTATTATAATATTATTGATAAAGATATTCCTGTTTCTGAGAGAAAACCAATTATTATCTTATTAGATACCCCTGGTGGATTACTTGTGGAAACATTTTCATTGGCTCAAACAATGGTTATGTCAAAAACAAAAGTGATTACGGTAAATATTGGTACTGCTTATTCTGGCGGTGCATTACTTTTACTTGCAGGACACGAAAAATATACTCTAAAATATTCAAAAGCTATGATTCATTCTGGAAGTACATCTGGTGGAGGCGGCACATTTGAACAAAATGAGGCGGCACAAAAGATTTATAAACAACAGATTGATGATATGGCAGAGTTTATCTTAGAAAGATCAACTATTGATCCTAAAGTTTTTAAGAGAAATAAAGCAAAAGATTGGTATTTTAGTTCAGAAGAACAAGTAAAATATGGACTTGCAGATAAAATTATTACAAGTTTAGACGAAATTATCTAAGGAGAATTATCACTACTCTTCTATTTTTATGCAAATATATAGATTCAAGGAGAAGAAAATATGATCAAGATCAACGAAACACCAGAAAAATTGAATCACGCAAGAGAAATATCCAGCTTAAAAATATTTCATTACATGACCTAAATATTATTGATACAGATACAGGTGAAAACATTACTCAAGAAGTCATTGATGCCTTACCAGAAGGAACAGAAACAATTGACTTCAATATTAGTGTAAAACTTCCAGAAGAAGAATAAGTTGGGCGGTGGATGATATAAATAAAGTTGAGTTTTTAGAGCAACAGCTAGATTTATTAAAACGTAAACAGAAAGATTCAAACATTGAATGGCAAGATATCGCTGATTTCAGATCAGATTACAATGGGGAATCTGAACATAGAGATACTATCCGTAAAGGAAGTAAACTTTTGTATGAATACTTAGATGCAGGATGGGTACATGAACCAACATCAATGAGTATTTCTGAATCCGATGAAATTATTAGATTAAAGAAAGAACGTCAGAAATTGTCTGACGCAAGAGTTGAATATAATCGTCAAATTAGACAGGAAGCTCGTAAGGAGTCTTATTCTGAAATGGTTAAAAGAATTATTTGTGAGAATGTAGAGCCAACTGATTTAAAAGTACAATATCATACTTTTAATAGTAATACTGATTTACTGGTACACCTCACTGATATTCACACAGGGATTGAGATTAATACTTGGAATAATACATTTAATCAAGATATTCTAAAAGAACGAATTGAAAAATTCACTTCTGAAATTCTTAAAATTAGAGATTTACATAAATCTGAAAATTGTTATCTAGTCATCGGTGAAATTCTGTCAGGCATTATCCATAACAATCTTCGATTACAAAATAACATGGATTTAATGGAACAATTCAAATATGTTTCAGAATTAATTTCTGCAATGCTAATTAGAATTGCAAATCATTTCAATAATATTTATGTATATGTTACACCTGGTAATCATTCAAGAATTTCACCTAAAAAAGAGGATGCTTTAGATGGTGAAAATATGGATGTATTATTACCATTTTATTTGAAAGCAAGATTACAAAATATTAAAAACATTGATATTTGTGAAAATAATATTGATTCTGAGATTGCAATGTTTAATATTCGAGGAAATAATATTTTTGCATCACACGGTCATAAAGATGCACCCGCAAGTGTTGTTCAAAATTTTACAATGATGTTTGGAATTAAACCAGACATTGTGCTATTAGGGCATAGACATTTGAATGGATTAACTACCGTATATAATGCAAAGGTTATTGAGTCAGGATGTTGCTCAGGAACAGACCAATATGCAATGTCTATTAGAAAAACTAATCGTCCTGAACAGACCATATCTGTTGTGGGACAGGATGGTTTAGTTTGTTTATATGATATTCAATTGGATTAATTGATATGGAGAGTACATTTGCTACTCTCCTATTTTTATATAAAAATATATGAAAGATGAGGAAATTTTTAAATGACAAAAGTAGATTTTATTAATCATATGTACGAAAATGCAGTTGAAATGAACGAAGATGAAGAGAAAAAAGTATTCAAAAAAGATTCTGATTTTTATTTAGAAGTTTTTACTAAGTCATTAGCTGAAATTCTTAAAGCAGGAGAAAAACTTTCAATTGTTGGACTTGGTACATTTGAAGTTGTCGAAAGAGCTGAAAGAGAAGGTCGCAATCCCCAAACTGGTCAATCTATTATGATAAAAGCATGTAAAATGCCAAAGTTTAAACCAGCAAAGGCACTTAAAGACCTTGTTAATGCATAATAAGAGGGCTGATTATATGAATAAAATTCCAACTATTTGTTTTGAAGATATTTATGAATTTTGTGAAGCTATGGATTCTGAATTTAATAGACGATATTATGCATCTAAGTCAGATGAATCTGTAGATATTTCAATCTTTGCAAAATATGACAATGCTAGAAAAATCATTAATATTCTTACTGACTATGATTATGAGCTTGCTAATATAAATTTTCATGATCCTGAGATTGATGGATATGAAGATGAATTTATAATTACGTTATGCGCAAGAATCAGTAATCATGATACACCTGAAATCTGGGTTGAGCCTGCTAAACGAAAAAACGGTTATCTTCTGAATGAAGCAGATGCAACTTATATTCTTGACGAATGTAGTAGAGCACTTTTACCACAAGTAGAAACTGCTAAAACTTACTTTGTTGAGTTAAAAGAAAATGTTGACGATGAATATGATGATTTTGCAGATGACTTAGAATTAGGTAATTGCTACGATTGCTGTTGCCATCATGATTGTGTAGATTGTGATATGGATGACGAAGAATATGTAAATGTGACTCTTCCTAAAGAAGATATTGAAACTTTACATATGCTTTGTCGTATTTTCAAAGTGTAATCTATCTTTATCAGGGACATAGATCTCCTTTTAGAGTGCGTGGGTGTCATAGCTTACGCACTCTTTTTATATCCATTGGATTGTTTTGTTCAATGGAGAATTAATTATTGGGTGGGATGGATAATCCCTCAAAGAGTAAACGTAGGATGGTTGGTACTCTCCTATCTCTGAACCTCTGTAAATATTAACTGGTTGGTCAGTTAGACCAATAAAGAGAATTACAAGCGTAGGCTTATCTCTACCTTCAATTGTATTATTGGAGGATTTTTAATGAAAAACGAAATCAAAATTAATGGAACTCAAAAATTTATGGGAATGGATATTCCTGTTGTAGAAGGTGGCTTTGGCGAAGATCAAAAAGTCATACTAGCAAGAACTGTAGCTGAAATTCATGGTGTAAGGATGAATGATATACAAGATTTAATCATTCAAAATTATGATGAATTTGAGATTGGCGTTGATATTCTTGATTTGTGTGATGATAATTTCAAAACCGACGCTATCGGTTTAGGATTTGTAACCAGTAACCGACAAAAACATTGTTATCTTCTTTCTGAACAAGGATATGTTTTACTTGTTGGATTCATGAGAACTGATAAGGCAAAAGAAATCCGAAAGAATTTAAGAAGAGAATATTTTACAATGAGACAAATCATTAATTCTGATGAACAACTAACGGCAAATTTATTATTATCAATTTACAAAGGTGGACAAGATGCTGTTGTAGCTTCTAAGAAATTATCAGAATTAGAAGTTGCTAAAGCTACTGCCCCATTAATTCCAAAAGCAGAATATCATGATAATGTTCTTAACAAAGATGGTTTAATTTCTACGACTATTATTGCAAAAGATTTAGGTCTTAGAAGTGCAATGAGATTAAATCAAATTATGAATAAAAACGGAATCATCTGGAAGCAATCTGGTGTATGGAATCCACGTGCAGATTACGCATGGCTCATAACGGAACATTATGCTGATTATCAGAGTTATGAAAACGATAATTCTGCACCTTGTTTGAAATGGACTGAAAAAGGACGCAAATGGATTATTGAAAATTTTGATAGCTGGGCTAAATAAATATCAAGTACATAGAGAGACAGTTTTAATACTGTCTCTTTTATAAAAATTTATGAAAGGAAGTGAGATTATTGGATGGTAAAATCGCAGATAGATCTGTTGAAATAACAGATGAAGAATGGCAAACAGTAAATGAATTTAATAGAGAAATGGTTGAGGATTATCTTGATAATCAAGCTGACCTTTCTGTAAAAACTTTGCCAGCATATAAATCGGGATTAAGGATTTTCTTTATCTGGGTTAGGGATAACCTCAAGGACAAGAATTTCACCGATATCAAAAAGAAAGAATTTCAAAAATATCTTAATTGGTTAACCAAAAGAGGTTTTTCTGATTCTGGTATTAAATTTAAAAAATCTGCTGTAAGTACATTTTGCAATTATGTAATGATGATGTATGAGGAAGAATATCCTACATTTCGTAATTTCACAATTGGGCTTAAAGTAGTACAAACAGGATATGTTCATGAAAAAGTTCCTCTTACCCCAGATGAATATATTAATTTATGTCAAGAACTTGAAAAACGTGAAGAATGGCAAATGTTAGCATATCTTACATTTTCTTACAGTACAGGATGTAGACGTGCAGAAGCTAGACAATTACTCAAGGAAGTAATTGATTATTCTGCAAACGAAAAGAAAATCAAAGTTCTGGATGAAGATGGACATGAATATGAAACTATTTCAAAACAGTATTTGACTCACACTATTCGTTGCAAAGGAGCATCTCTTGTAGGTAAACCACGTAAACTTAAATTCGGTGATGATGCAATGCAATGGTTGAAAAAATGGATTGAAGTACGTGGCGAAGATGACTGTCCTTATATGTTTGTAATTAAATCTAAAGATGGGAAAGAAGTTAGACAAGTGAGTGAAAGCACTTTTAATAATTGGTGTCAAGGATTATTTACACAAATTGTTGGACGTAGGGTGCATCCTCACTTATTCAGAGAGTCAAGAGCTACAAACCTTGTTGTGTTTCAGCATAAAGCACCAGAGGTAGCTCAGAAATTACTAGGACATAATCAAGTTACTACGACTTTAGATCATTATATTATTCGTAATGATGAAAATGATGAGTCTGATGAAGCATTTACCGATTGATGTAAAATAACCCATCAAAGCCCGTAGTGTAGACCAAACACACCTATATGGAAACAAGCGCACGACATCGGACTGTCAAATCGCTTCGGGCAAATACCTTTCTTTCTATATATTTTTGTTTCATATTTCTTCTCAAAAGAGACATAACTTTTTCATATGATCTCTTCTCCTGAAAAGGGCAGCTCACTACTGCCCTATCTTAAAGCAAACTTGTCCTTTACAATATTTTCCAATTGTGATAATGTAAAAATATCAAAAATTGGAGGTGTTGTATATGGAGTTCAACAGAAAGACACAAACTGTCAAATCATTTGCACGAGATATGAAAAATGGAAAATACAATATGTTCCATAAACTACAGCGAAAAGAAGGACAATGGAAAAATTATGAGCAGAGCTTATTGATCGACTCAATGCTTCGCAACTATCCTGTTGATCCTATTCGTTCAGAAGAAAAAGAAGATAAAATCAGATATGTGTTTGACGGTGTTCAGCGTAGTACAACTATCAGAGATTTCTTAACTGATGGATTCAAATTAAGCCAAAAGCTGAAACCAGTAGCAATCGAAGGCACTGTATATAACATTGCAGGTAAGAAATTCTCACAGTTGGATGAAGTTGTCCAGGATAAAATTAACGACTATGAAATGATACAGTATATCTTTTCTGATTGTACAGATGAAGATATTCGTGAAATGTTCCGTAGACAGAATGGTGGAAAACCATTATCCAATACTCAGAAAAGAAAATCATTAGAGAGTGATGAAGTTAGTGCAATTATCTTTGATGTTGCAAATCATCCATTCTTTGCAAAAATATTATCGCCAACACAATTGAAGAAAGATGTTGCGAATGATATTGTGCGTCAGACACTTATGTTGATTAATACTACAGATGATAATGATTTTACATCATTCAGAGCGAAAGATATTGATACATTTGTAGAATGGTATAATGAACATGTTGATGAGAAAGATATTATTTTATTGAAATCTGCTCTGGCATTCTTGGATGAAAAATTTGAAGAAAAACTTAATCTCAAGTCTACTTCTCTTCCGATGATGTTATATGCTGCATATACATGCGTGAAGAATGAAAAAGACTTTGATGAATTTGTAAATATTGTGCAGGAATTTGTAAATAGCTATGGTGATAATATGGACTATGTTCAGTATTGTACCAGCGGTACATCTTCTGCTCGGTCTGTCCAAGGAAGATTTAATTACTGGAAGAATCTTTGCAAAGGATTATAGCATATAATATTGCTGAATCAAATAAGAAAGCATGGATTTATTCGATGTTATGCTGAAATAATATAAATTTAATTTATATTCAGGTAATTCCATACCTGTATAGTGAGGTAATTACACTCACTAAATATTGTAGAATGAAATACGATAATGGAAATAGAAACTTAATATTGAAATTTATGAGAAGTCGCCTTATTGGTGGCTTCTTTTTGTATACGAAAAAAATGGAGGTATTACATGGCAGCTAATTTATTAAAAGTTGGTAATGATCCAAACTCAGCAATCAAAACATTTTGCGTAGATACTATTGAAGAAATTGCAAAACTTCCTACTATGGAACATGGCGCAACAGGTGATTTTGCAAATATTCCTGGTCTTGAATCTCCTGCTCCTATGGGAAGTCAAGCTATTGTAGGAAATGAATCAGGCACAGTGAAAATCTATATGCTGTTTTCATTTGGTTGGAAAGATACAGGCACAGAATAATGGATGTATTATCTTATATTATTACAAGCAGACTTCTCTCCTGTCCTGGTGGAAATGGGGCAAATATTAAACTAGATGAAAACGGAAATATTATTACAGATGAAGATGCAACATTGTATGTAGATTTTCCTACTGCAAGTTTGATGACTGATGGAGATATATTCTCAGTTACAAATAGTTATTTAATCGCAAAAATTATTGGTGATGTTGCTGAGTTAAATAAGAAAGCATGGATTTATTCAATGTTGTAAAAGAGTCATTCACGATGATGTGGGTGGCTCTTTTATTATGCAATTTTGTTGTTTCGTATAGAGTGATTATTTCACTCTGCGATTATATTTAAAGGTTTCCTTCATAAATGTAGAACGACTATTATTCCCCCCCTTCAACCCAAAATAGTCGCTCTATACGAGACAATAAATGAAACATATAAACCGCAGTTTCGCTGAAACTACGGTTTCGACTCCACTTTGCTTGATGCAAAGCGGTGTCGGAGATATAGATATTTTACTTTAAAGAATTTTAAACATTACAGGAGGAATTTATTATGGCAAAAACAAAGAAAACAGTTTATCTAAGTGAAGATTATGGTGTTATTGATACTACAACAGGAGAATTAAAAAGTGAAAGCGGTGATACCGCAAATCTGGTTATGAGAAAAATTACAGTTGAAGAATTATTTGAAGAACCAGAAATAGAAAACAATGAGGTTAGATTTATGGATGATACTACATATATTAGAAGTTTTAGAGGTAATGGTGTGTTATTTCGACAACTATTGACTGCCGAAGAAACTCAGTTAGCATTATTCTTGCAAGATTTTGTATGCTATAACGATTGTATTTTAAGAACTAATGGGAATAAACAAGGAAATCCATTAACCCTTGATATGTTGGCAAGTATGTATGGATTAAAATATGATACTTTCAGAAAGATTATGTCATCTTTAAAGAATAAAGAAGTTATTGCATATCATAAATCTGGAAGTGCAAGTCCAGAGAAAAATAAAATGAAATGTATTACTTTAAATCCTTACATATTCTGTAGAGGTATGGAAGTTGATAAATGGATTAGTGATTACTTTTCAAATAGTCAATGGGCTAATTTTGAACGTCAGAAAATCAAAAAATATACAAAAGATTAATGATATAACAATATAGTATTAAGAGCTAGCGATGCGAAAATTCTTAAAATCACTTGTGAATATTGAATATTATAAAACGTACTTATCCGAAATTTGACTCATTTTCGGAATATTAATGACGGTTTTTATTTTACATCAAACACACATTAAAGGAGCTTAACATGGAAACAAGAATTGTATTTAAAATTAGCGTAGCAAGACAATTAATCAAACTCGGATATAGAGTTATTGATCTAAAACCTCAGAAGAAAAAAGATGGAAACTTAGATTTTACGAGATGTTATTTTGTATTTGAATACCAGAAGGGACTTGATGATGATATTAGACTACTAATTAATAAGTAATTTCGGATTCTCAATGCCTTTGATGGCACTCATATTCCGAAAAATTAGTAGAAACTACTAAACATTTGCAGAAATGATTTTTAATATAGTTTCAATATAGGTGACTCAATGTCAAATTCTTGAAAAGTCAATAATCATAAGAGATTTTAAGATTCATAATTTTCCCAAGATTTTAATATTATGGGAAGATTATACCCCAAAATAATTTTACTACAAAATGGAGGCATAAAAATGAGTAAATTATATCCAATTTATAAACCGTCAATTGCACATCAATTATTACAAATGGGATATGTAATCAAGGATGTTAAGCCACAAAAACAAGAAAATGGAACAACTGACTATAGCAGATGCGTGTTTATGTTTGAAGAGAAACAGGGAATTGAATACGCTATTAAAGCTTTAATTAAGAAATAATTTGATACACTATATGATTTATTACTACAGGAGGACTATAAAATGCCACAAAAATTAACAGATGAAGAATATAAACAAAGGTTATATGAAGTACATAATGGTGATATTGAGTCATTAGAACCATATGTAAATATGACTACTAAAATTCTGCATAGATGTAATAAGCACAATTATGAATGGAAAGCTTTACCATATAAAATCGTAAACGAAAACCAAGGCTGTAAATATTGTGCAAAAGAAAAAATTGGTAATGCAAAGAGAAATGATATTAAAGATGTCAAAAATAAAATATTTAAAATGTGGGGAAACACATTTGAATTACTAGATACTGAGTATAAAGCTGTTAATAGAAAAATGTTATTTCGACATAATATGGAAGATGGATCATCTCATACATTTTATTCTACTGTAGATTCAATATTAAGTGGACAGGGATGTGGTGTTTGTACTGGAAAGCAAGTTTGCATAGGATATAATGATATTGCTATTACAAATCCATATGTTGCATCACTGTTCAAAAATGAAGAAGAAACACATCTATATACTGAGTGGAGTAGCCAAAAAGTTGATTTTAAATGTCCTAATTGTGGACATGTTAGAAATAAAATTATTAGTCAAGTTAGTAGAGATAATGATATATGTTGTCCTATTTGTGGAGATGGATATTCATATCCAAATAAATTTATATACAATTGTTTACATCAGATTAAAGATAAATTTGATTTCCTAGAACGAGAATATTCACCAGATTGGTGTAAATTTGACTTTCATGGAAAAATTAAAACAGGAATATATGATATTTATTTTTCATTAAATAATCAGAAATATATTGTAGAAATGGATGGTGGTCTAGGTCATGGAAATCGTGAATTAAGAGTATCAAAAGAAGATTCTATTTTTATTGATAATGAAAAAGATCGTCTAGCAATGGAAAACAATATAAAAATCATTCGTATAGATTGTGATTATAGAAAAGTTAGCAGATATGATTTTATAAAAGCAAATATTTATTCATCTGAACTTTCTAATATTATGGATATGTCTATTATTGACTTTAATAAAGCGAATATTGAAGCACAATCTTCCCTTTTAGTTACTGCATGTAAATTATGGGAATCGGGATATAATGCTAATCAAATTTGTGAAGCAATACACGTAGTAGGTTCTACAGTAACAAATTATTTAAAAACAGGTAAGAAATATGGATTGTGCGATTCTTATTCAAAAGAAGAAAGTACATATCGTTCACATGGAAGAAATATAATTTGTATTGATACACAAAAAGAATTTCGATCAATTGTAGATGGTGCAAATTATTATGGTGTACAACCTGGTGATATTAGTAAATGTTGTCGTGGAGAATCTATTGGTTGTGGTAATTACAATGGTAAAAAATTACATTGGATGTATTTAGATGAATATAATGAATTATCTGATAATGAAAAACTTAACTGGAAACCACGTAACAACAATTCATTTGTTAAAGTCGTATGCCTTAATAATAATTATTTATTTGAAAAAATCAGCGATGCAAAAAATTGGTGCAAAGCTAAAACAATATCTGGAATAATTAGTTGTTGTACTGGTAAATATAAAACATCTGAAAAGCATCCTGTAACTAATGAATCTTTAAGATGGATGTATTATAGAGATTATATAAAACAATTTGACGAAAGCACTCTCCTATCATTTGATAGATTGAGTGCTTAATTTATTTAGAAAGAAAGGTGAGTTTAAATTTTGCCAACAAAAAAAGATGTAAAAAAGAAAATTTGTCCAATTTGCAAAAAAACAAAATCTATCTCATCAGGATTTTATAAAAGTGCATCTCCACTATATCAAGAAGACGGTTGTGTTCCAATTTGTATATCTTGTGTTAAAGAAGATGTAACTAATGAAGACGGAAGTATTAATAAACCAAAATTAAAAACTATGCTACAAAGATTAGATAAACCTCTTTATTGGGATGATTTAGAATCCGCATATGCCCAATATCGTAGAGAACATAGTTATTTTACCGATGATGAAGTTGCAAAACATGGAAAAGATATTATTGGATTATATTTTAAAAATACAATGCTTAGACAAAATAAAAATAAAAGTTTTGCAGAATCAGAAAAAGACAATTTCATTCACGTAAATGGTAATACTCCACGCCAAGAAATTGATAGAATTGTAAAAAAATATACTGATGCTTCCGCTGATGATATTGATATGGACATGTACAAAGAACGTGCAAATGATAAAGGTGCAAAACCTCAAAAGAAAAAGGATGAAGAAGAAGCTATATTTTTAGATCAAGATACTTTTGAAGTAACTCAGGATATGGTTAATTTATTTGGAGAAGGTTATACTCGTTCTGAATATAAAAAGATGGTTAAAAAATATAAAGAAATGAGTCAAACTTATGTTATTCAGACAAGTATTCATAAAGAAGCTCTTGTTACATACGTGCGTTTTAAAGTCAAAGAAGAGATGGCTACTGTAAAAGGTGATGTAGCGGAAGCCTCAAAATGGTACATGGCAGCTCAGAATGCAGCGGAGCAAGGTAAATTGACTGCAAAACAGCTTTCAAAAGAAGATTTACAAGGTGGTATTGTAAACTTTAGTGATATATTTACTGCTGTTGAAGGAGCAAAGGAACGAATTAAAATTTTTCCAGAATTTAAGTATCAACCAAAAGATGCCGCAGATTTTATTATCTGGTGTTATATAAATTATGAACGTAATCTAAACAATATGCCAGAAGTAGAATACAAAGATATTTATGAATTTTATGATAAAAAGAAAAAAGAATATGTCGATACTTATGGAGATCCTTATGGAATATTTACTAATGATACAACTGAAAGTAATCGAGATACTATAGAGAAATTTATCACTGTTCCAAAAGAGTTTGAAGATGATGAATAGAATGGAGGTGGACAACCAACGATGAATAATAGTTCTTTTAATGTAGATAATTGGGAATATTTCTGTAGTTTTGCACGTTGGTATCCTGACCTCTTTTTAGATATGATAAAGCCACAAAAAGGTGGACTTAATCTACATTTAGATCAACGTATTTATTTAAGAGTTATGATGCGATTTACTTCTTTTTATGGAGTCTTCCCCAGAGGATACGGAAAAACTTTCGATGAAGTTCTTGCTTCTATGCTCGTTTGTGTATTTTTTGCGGAAATTTCGATATCCCTTTCGGCTCAAACCAAGGAAAATGCGGCGGACTTACTGAAAGATAAATATAATGAAATTATTCGTTTTTATCCTATGTTGAAAAACGAAATAGAAAAAGCTAATTTTGCAAAAGGTGATGCCTTGATAGTATTTAAGTCTGGTGCAAGATTGGATAATCTGGCTAATGCACAATCAAGCAAGGGACAAAGACGTAAGCGAATGAATATGGAAGAATCCGCTCTTATTGACAATGATACATTCTTGGATACACTTCTTCCTATTGTTGAAGTTCCTCGTGTGTGTGTTGGTAAATATTCTATTACTGACCCAGAGGAATTAAATCAGCAAATAAATTTCTTTACTACTGCTGGATTCAAAGGTTCTGATGAATACCAACGATCTGTTGATATGTCAAAGGACATGATTAATTTAAGTGGTAAAATTATCTTAGGTTCTAGCTTTTGGCTTCCATGTTGGTATGGAAGAGGTAGTACAAAAAGTCAGATTTTTCAAAAGAAACGTGATATGACAATGGTTTCATTTGCACAGAACTATGAATCTAAATGGGTAGGTGCATCAAATGGAGCATTAGTAAATATTAACAAATTAATGAATTGTCGTTCTCTCCCATCTCCTATTCTTCAATCCAAAAATGAATCTGATGAATATTATTTAGGCGTGGACGTTGCAAGAAGTCAAAATACAAATAATAATCAATCATTTATAGCTGTAGTCAAAGTAAACAGGTCTAAAGACAAATCCAGAATTGTATCTATGGATTTAGTCAATCTTATTAATATTCCCAATATTATGAATTTTACTGCACAAGCATGTGTAGTTAAAAAATATAAACAATTATATAATGCAAAAGCCGTTGTTGTCGATGGAAATGGTTTGGGGGCTGGTTTAATTGATGAATTATTGAAAGAATCATTTGATCCTATTACTAAAATGTCTTTAGGTGTATGGGATACAATCAATGATGACAATGAACCAGAAATTCCTGATATTGCAGAAAAAATATTATATAACTTAAAAGCTCAATCGGTACAAAGTAAAGTTGTAACAAACTTTATTGATGTTGTAGATAGTGGAAAATTTAGAATCCTTGAGCAACGTCAACAGTCTGAATTTAGTGAAAAAGAATATGATGATTTTGATAATTGTGTAGCACCATTCTTACAAACAGATATGCTTTTTGAGGAAATTGCAAACTTGAAATTAAAGCATTTGAATAATGGTGGAGTTACTATTGAAAAAGTTGTAAATAAACTTGATAAGGATAGAACTATGGCTACACTTTATATACTTTGGTATATAAATGAATTTTGTAGAGATTTATATGCTAACAGCGATTACGAATATTGCACCTTAATAAACTGAAAGGAGGCGACACATGCCAGAAGAAGTAAAACGCAAGAGGGGTCGCCCTCCAAAACAAAAACCAATAGAGCAACAGGTTGTAGAATCAAATTCGCAATCTTCAACTGTACAAAATAATAACTATGAATTTAGTAGTTGTGTTACTACAAGTTCTCTGAATTTAGATAGTCTTCTATTTTCATGTGGACTATATAATTATTTTTCAAAGTCTACAATTGACTGTGTAATCAGAGATCCCGTTACTTATCATGATGAAGCCATTCGTTTATCTGATTTAATATATACAAAAAATGGTATTGTATCTAATTCTATAGATTACATGACTGCTCTCCCATGTCTGGATAGAGTGATTACCATAAAAAGTAAACGTAGTGTAAAAAAGATAAAAGAGAATAAAGAAAAAATGTCAGCTACATTGAAAACCATTGATGATAAATTGTTTATTCGTGATGCACTACATACAGAAATGCGTGAAGGCATAGCTTTTTATTATTTTGATATACGAAAACCAAGTAACGACTTTCAACAATCTATGTCTGATTATGATGTAGAAAACATCGTTGAAATTAATGAACTTGGAATCAATGCAAGGATTGTTACTCTTCCTTGGCAATATACAAAAATTGTTGGAAAGAAAAATGGTCGTTATGTTCTAGCTTTTAATCTTAGATATTTTGATGATTTCACTGGTGATACACAGGAAAGAAAATTAAAGAAATATCCAAAAGAAATATCAGATGGATATAACAAAAAACGTAAAGGATTAATTAAAGATTGGTTAATTCTTGATAGTGATAAGACCATGTGTAGAAAAATCAAATGTAAAGACTCTGAGCCTTGGGGACGAAGTTTGATTATTGCTGCATTAGAAGATGTTTTATATAAAGATTATTATACTGACACTAAGCGTAATGTGTTAGATGAAATCAATAATAAGATAATTTACGAAACATTTCCAGAAGGTAAAGATAAAGGTACTTGTGCTTTAAGTAAAAAACAGCAAGAAGATCAACATAACACTGTCAAACAAGCTATTATGACTAAAAATAGTAAAGGTGGAACAAGTTTCTTCTCTGTCGCAGCAGGTACAAAATTAGATTCTATTGATATTGATTTAGATATTTTTGATTCTAAAAATGAATCAGACTTAAATAATAATATATCTTTAGATTTAGGTATTTGTGCATCATTAATCGGTGCAATGTCAACGGGTAATTTTGCATCTGGACAATCAAATTTGGAAATGATAACTGCGCAACTATATACATGGGTTTATGAATGGCAAACAGAATTAAATTATGTCATAAATAAAAATATCATTAAAGATGATAAAAATAAAGTGGAAATCTACTACTTCCCTACTTCTTTTGTAAATAGAAAAACATTCTTTGATCAAATGAAGACACTATATTCGGAAGCAAGCGGTTCATTAACTTTCTTGGTAGCAAGCGCAGGTATTGATCCTGATGTCTATTTTAATATTCTTGACCAAGAAATTGAAGATGGTATATACGAAAAATATAAACCACATCAAACATCATGGACTATGAGTGCAAAGGAAGAAGATTCTACAAATTTGGGTGGTAGACCTACAGTTGATAATCCAACTAATGAAAATACAATTATAAGCAAATCAAATAATGCAAATGATTTGCCAAGTCCTAGTGACAATAAATAATAAAGAACTATTTCGGTAGTTCTTTTTATTATACAACTTTTTAACAAGGAGGATTAAATTATGTTAAATAATATCCTCGAAATTTCTAAACGTGCTTCTAAAAATGGTCGTGTACCAATCAAGATTGCTCTTCTAAAAATTCATAATGATTCAACAAGTACAAATAAAAATGGACTTCATTGGAAAAAAGAATATGTTCAAAATGCAATGGATAGTGTAATTGGTATGCCATTATGCACTGAATTTGCAGATGATGATAAGGAAGTTCCAATTGGTCACGGATTGACAGGAAGTGAGTATGATTCTAATGGAAATGCTCAACCTGTTTTTGAAAACTCAGTTGTAGTTGGAACGTGTGAATCAGTTTCTATTGAAACTATTATAGATGAAAGCGGAAACGAAATAGAGGTTCTTGCCACAGATGGATATTTATATAATCAGCGTTATCCAAAATTTGTTAAATGGGTAAGAAAAAATTATGCAATTGGAAAAGTAGACACATCTATTGAGATTATGGGAACGCCAGAAAACGAAAATCAAATTATATATGAAGAAGATGAACCAAAAGAAGAATTTCGTACTCCGAAAACTTTCTGTTTTACTGGTTCAGCAATTCTTGGTGTTTCGCCAGCAGATGATGATGCCATTGTATTAGAAGTCGCTCAAAAGAAAGAAAACAAGGAGGAAAACAAAGAAATGGAATTTAATATGGATGAAATTAAAAGCACAATCCAAGCTACTATTTCTGAGATGAATGAGAAATCTGAATCTTATGAAACAAAGATTTCTGAGTTAAATTCTCAGATTGAAGCAAAAGATGCCGAATTAGCAGAAAAGGATTCTAAAATTTCTGAACTTAATGCTTCAATCGCTGATATGCAGAAAGCTCTTGATGACATTAGAGCAGAACAATCATCTTCTTGGGATCAAATGAGAATCCTTGAGGAAGAAATTGCTAAAGCAAAAGTAGCCGAAAAACTTAGTGAAGTCGACTCTGCTCTTGGAGAATTTAGCGCAGAAGAAAAAGAAGTTGCAAAAGATGATATTGATAAATTAAAAGAAAATATTAACGCTTGCAAAAAGAAAGAAGAACTAAATAACGTTACTTCTGAAATTAATTCTATCAAATCTAAAATCTGTATGAACATTGTTGAAAAACAGAAAAAAGCCGAGGCTGATGCAAAAATCGCAGAACAAAATTCAAAAAAAGAAACTGTAGAAACTGAGGATATTTTCTCAGAAATGTGTACAGAGGTTACTACTTCTGATGAAGAAGACCTCAATATTTTTTAATTAAGGAGGATAATTAAATGATTAAATTTAATACTATCGGACAGATTGAGCATGGAGAGTATCCATTTGAAGATGCTATTGCTTCCGCAGACACATTTAATGGAGCATATGGCGAAGTAACTTCTGGTTCTTTTGCTGTAGGAGCTAAAAAAGGTAAAGTTATCATGCAAGTTGAACGTGGCGATGATGAATATATGCCTACATATAAAATCGTAAAAGGTGAACATGTAAGAGTTCTTGATCTTGCAAAATTAGAAGGAAAAATTGTAGAAGTTTATGGTGATGAACTTCCAGCAGATGTTGCTAAAGGTGACAAACTTGAATCTGATGCAACTGGAAAACTCGTAAAAGGTGCTACCGCAGCTCCATACCTGGAAGTTACCGCAATCGTAGGAAACCATCTTGGTGTTGAAGCCAAGGTTGTAACTGCATAATTAAAGGAGGAATAAAGGAATGTCTTATACATTTGAATTAAATAATGAAAGAAAAGATGCTAATTTTGTTAGCGGAAAAATTAATGGAAAATCTGCAATTGTAGAAATTTTCTCTGCAATGAGAGATGGAAAAGATCTTGCACCTTATGGCAAGAAAGCAGATGTAGCTGCTAAATATATTAAGGAATTAAATGAGAAGGCAAGCAACAATGACTTATCTGCCATCTCCGAATTAAATGAGATTCGTAGATTCTCTATGCAACCAGTTCTATTGCAAGAAATTAAATTACTTGGTATTTACGGTAATTACAAACCAATTGGTTACAACGAATCTTGCGAAGTTGAAATTCCAGTGTTTGCAAATCTTTCTGCAAATGAGCAAGCTCTTGGTCAGGACGTTAAGTTCCCTGTAGTCAGAAAGAAACGTGTACCAATTTCTACAACCACTATTTCTGGCGGTTACGCTGTAGATTATAGAAAAGCTGCTCTTGGTGATATGAGTGACGAGAATGAATTACAGGATCAAGTACGTGTTCAGATTAGAAATAAAGCAGCAAAATATGTTGTTGATACTGTATACAAAGCAATCAAAAACGCAACTGGTGTAAAATACTTCTTTGAAGGAAGTGGTCTTACAAAGACTGGTGTTGATGGAGTTATTTCTAAAGTAAGACGTTTTGGTAAACCAACAGTATCTGGTGATTATGCACTTATTTCTCAGTTCAATGGATTTGCAGGATACCAAGGTGTTACACCTACTGTAAATGGAATTTCCGAAGCAGTTATGAACGAGATTCATAACACTGGTCTGATGGGTGTATATAACGGTACAACTCTGAGCGAAATCCCAAATGCTTATGATATGACTACTCTTACAGCAGATGGAACAAATTTTGAAACAATGCTTCCAGCAAGTCTTGGATTTGTAATGCCTACAGGTGGACAATCTCCAATTTATACAGTTACTCGTGGTGGTCTTACATCCATCTCTGGTAATGACATTACAACTGGTCAGTTAATTTCAAGATTTGACCTTGAGGTAGGATGTCTTGTTGTTCCTGGTCAGGAATTCCGTGTAGGGATGATCCATGACAAAAATTTAGATGCGTTATCTGATTAATTTAAGATAATATTATATAGTTTTATTATAAATAGAGCCACGCAATTGTGGCTCTATTTTAGTCTAAAGGAGAATTACTTATGAGAGATTATTTTCATTGTTATTCAAAAAGGCTTGCTTGCTTTATTATGGCATTTGGTATTCGATATGATGAAAAACTTACAAATCAAAAAAACGGCATGCCTTATTACACGTTCAAAAAAACAGAACGAATGGATAAAATAATTGATCTATATAGAAAAGTAATACATACAATTTGATATTTTGATGGCAAAGGAAACTATTATGGGTAAAAAATTAACACATGAAGAATTTGAAAATCGTGTTCATAAAACACGACCAAATATAATTTTTACAACTAAATATGTAAATGCAAAGACAAAAATAGAATGTCATTGTTCTACTTGTGGCAATGATTGGATTACATCACCAGATTCGTTAAATCAAGGGTGTGGATGTCCAAAATGTGCTAGTAAAAAGTCAAGTGAAAGGCAAGCAAAAACACATGAACAATTTATTCAAGAGTTGTATGAAGTAAATCCTAATATTGAAATTCAAAGTCAATATATAAACGCAAGAACAAAGATTCATTGTAAATGTCTAGTCGATGGATTTGAATGGGATGCAACACCTGATAATTTATTACGTGGAACTGGATGCCCAGTTTGTTCAGGTACATACTTGAACAAAGATATACTAAGTAATAGATTAAAAATTATATCACCAGAAATAACGATTGTTGGAGATTATATAAATAATACAACACCTATTTTGTGTTATTGTAATAAACATAATGAGTATTTTACATCTTCGCCGTCTTCTTTGTCAAAAGGACAAATAGGATGTAAAAAATGTCAATATGAAAAAGCTTCTGATTCTGCAAAATATACACAAGAACAATTTGAAGATAAATTTTATGATTATTTTGGTGATGAATATATTGTGATTGATAAATATATAGATGCTAAAACATCAATTAAAATCAAGTGTATAAAATGTGATACAGAATTTTCAATTATTCCTAATAATGCTTTTAGTAGAGGGATTAATTGTCCAACTTGCCATAAGTCACGTTCAATGCCAAAAGGTGAAGAAAGAATATTTGATTATTTATCTAAAAATAATATTATTTTTATTCATGGACATGAATTTGATGATTTGTTTGGTGTAAATGATGGTCATTTATCGTATGATTTTTATTTACCTACTGAAAATTTGTTGATTGAATATAATGGTGAACAACATTATCGTTCTGTCGAATATTTTGGTGGTGAAGAGAAATTTAAAATCCAACAAGAACACGATTTGAGAAAATACAATTATGCAAATTTACATAATTATAATTTATTAATAATCCCATATACTCAATATGGAAATATTGAAGAAATTTTATCAAGCACTATCAAAATAGCTGCTTAAAATATAGTCGATAAGGAGAATTTAAAATGCCAACAAAAAGAACAACTACTACCACTACAAAAAAAGTTGAAGAAGTAAATCCAACAGAAGAAATTGTTGTAGAAGAAACCCCAGTTGATGTTGAAGAGGATTTTAATCTTGAAAAAAAAGTTACTGTAAGAAGTATTGCAGAATGGACAACAGGATTCCAAAGAATTGAAACAAATGGAGATGTTACTATTCCACCAAACGGAACAGTAAGATTATCCAGAGGTGAAATTATTTCGCAGGTTCAGAATGGAAATCTTTTATTCACAGGAATAGACGGTCAAGGTTCTCATGCAACTCTTTATATTGAAGATAAACCTACGAGAATTGAAGCGGATTTTGAAACAGAAACTTCTCCACAGAATGTAATTAGTAAAGAACGTATTGATGATTTATTTGCTATCAAATCAATAAAAGATTTTGAATCTGCATTACATTCCATGGTTGTGACTAGAGCAGAAAAATACGCTATTATGGGATTCATCCGAAAAGGAAACTTTAATGACTATAATAAAGTACGTGCGGTAGAGGATTATACAAAATTACAAGTATAAGGATGGTGAATTGATGGAGAAAAACACAACTTATACGGAAGTCATAAATAGCTTCCATAGTACATTTCAAGACAAAGTTATAATACCAGAAGGACTTGAAAAAGTATGGTTTTTAAAAGCAGTTGGAAAATATTCTTTTGAGATTGACTCCATCAATTTTGATGAAGAATTAAATGAGTTTGATTCTAAATTAAAAAGATACACAATAGATACTCTTGGTCTTATGATGAAGAAATTTTATCAAGAACGTGAGTTATCAAAAGTTAATAAACGTATCAGCATTGTTTCTAAAGATCTGTCTATTGATGGATCAAATGGAAGCAAAACCGCTACATTGAATGAACTTGAAAAAGTATCAGAAGAATTAGACGAAATGATATATAAGCAAACTCCTTCTGCTTATGATTAGGAGGTGTCCAAATGCAAGAATGGTATTTAATAACACCTGAAACAAGACCTAATATTACAGGTGGTTTTGAGAATGATGCTTTTTTAGATTATAAAGAAGATGCTTTTGCGGAAGCTCTTTCTACAGATATAGCTAAAACAGTTATTTTATGCAATTCTGATATGACAGAAATTGGAGAAATCAGAGTTATTATTATGGATAATTTGGCTAATACGCAACTTAAATCTATGGAACGTTCTGTTTTTGCTGTAATTGGTACATTAAAAGCAGGAATGTATATAAAGTTTGAGAATCAATATTGGTTGATTAGTGGTTATCCTGGTAATAATGGAGTATGCGAAAAAGCTACTGCTATATTATGTCAGTATGAACTAATATGGCAAGATGATGACGGAAAGATTATAAGACGTTGGGCTAACTTTACCAGTGCCAGCAAATATGATAACGGACGAAGCGGAAATTCTACAATCATTCTTACATCAAATAACTTTACAATTTGGATTCCAGAAGATGATGATGGGACGACTCTTGATGGACGTAGAGTGTTCATTGACAGAGTAAAAACTGGACAATTACCAACAAAAGTATTTGAGATAACAAGAAGTGATGATGTATTGTATCTTTTCGGAAAAGATCATGGTGGAATATTAAGTTTTATTGCCGATAAAGATGAACTTAATAAAGTGACGGATAGACAAGATTTATGGATCTGCAACTACAAATCCCCCACTACTCCTACTCTCCCACCACCAGAACCAGACAATCCAACCACATCTGTCACAATCACAGGTGGTGACACTCTCCGATATGGCAGAGCAAAAACATGGACAGTCACTTTCTCTGATTCTGAAAATCAGCCAAACTTCACATGGAATGTCAAATCAAACTTCAAAATCACTCAAAATATCACAGGTAATAAAATACAGTTAAAATGTACAGATGATAAGGCAATCGACTGTACGTTTACGCTACAAGTTCTCGACAATGAAAGTAACATTTTATCTGAAACAACTATTACTATTGTAGGATAAATCGGAGGTATATTATATGGCAAAATCAGTTGCCAGAGATTTGGCTTTTGTCAAATCAAAAGTAATTTCTCGTCTATTAGAATCTGATGAATTTGCAAAAGTAATGTTGCGTAAGGAAGATTTTACTGATGATGAGAAAAACGACATGGAGTATAAACAAGTATTTGATTATCCTTATGTTGATGGAACGCAGGAAGAAGTTATGCCTTTTGTTTGTGTAGAAACAGTTTGTAGAGGTACAAATCGTACCGTAAAATCTATGGACTTGTATATCTGGATTTTCGTGCATCGTAATTGTATGCAAATGGAATCTAATGTAAAAAGTTACATGGGTAATCGTGCAGATGTTCTTACAGATATTATAGAAAGACTTCTACGTGATTCTGATGATTTAGGAATTGGAAAACCAAGTCTTGATGACATTGGCTATACTGTTCCACAGTCCAGTTATTATGGACGACAACTCAAATATAGCATTCCTGATTTCAAAATCAAGGAGGTGTAATATTTGAAAGGATTTTCAGATTATGATTATCTCTGTGATGAACCTTATTTTTATGAAGGTATAGGTCATGTTAAATGCCCTACTCTTAGGGACATAAGACGTATAACCTATGGACAATTCAATATTTTTCTCTCTTATATTTCTATTACTCAGAAGCAATTTCTTGAAACATTCGGTCTTACTGAAAAATTCAATTCCCTCAGTGATGAAGAAAAAGAAAAAAATACTATTTACAATTTACTAACATTTGGAATGAATCGTGCAGATTTTCTTGCCTACATGATTAGTTTCTTTGTTGTAGATGATTTTCAGTATAATCCAGAACAGAATGCTTTTCTCATTGGCACTTATGAGAAAGACAATAATGGAAAAGAAATCTTCAACGAAATAGGGAAAATTGATAACAGCAATTTTGATGAATTTCGTGCGTTTCTACAAGTTATATTAGGAATTAAATCTGAGAAAGAAGTTGAAAAACCTAAATATAAAAATAAGTTAGCTCAACGTATTGCTGAGAAATTAGCAAAACATAAGAGTGAACAAAAAGAAAAACAAACATCTGCGGATGATGATTATACATTACCAAATATGATTGTAAAATATTGTACTCATAATAAGGTGGGAATCAATATATTAAATGTTTGGGATATGACATATTATCAATTCATGAAGATGTTTTTAGAATATAGGATGGGAAGACAAGCAGATATAAATGATATGATGGCTGCTAATTCATTCTCATTCAAAAACTCTAAGGACTATAAACCTATGGAGTATATGAACAAAATTAAATAATGAAAACTTTCAAACAAAGTCGCTGATATTTCAGTGGCTTATTTTATTTTTAAGAAAATGGAGGATTATATTATGGCTAAAGAGCTTAATATGGCAAATCGTCAGTGTTGTGATGTACATATTCTTGACTATGCTACAATGAAACCTTGGATGTTAGTAGATTTCTGTAACACTACTACTGCTGGTTTTAGTGCAGACGCAGTATACGCAAATAAAAAAGGCGCAAAGGATATTAAATTTGATAACCCACTTGAGGGTACTATGAAACTTAATTTCCAAGTTCATCCATTCCAGATTTATGCACTGTATTCTGATGGAGAAATTGAAACATCTGCGCTCATTGCTCGTAGAGAAAATGTAACGGGTGCTGCGGAAGGGAAACTTACTCTGACAAATACTCCAAAAGCAGGTACAGTTTATGCTGTTGATCCTGATACTGGAAAAATTATCGAAGGTACGGTTTCTGAGAAAGAATTTACTGCTACAACTACTTCTGAGATTAAAGAAGGTACAACATATGAAGTATCTTATCTTGAGGAAAAAACAGCAGGCGTAAAGAAAATTTCATTTAACAATAAGAAAACTCCAAAAGATTTCTTCATTCAAATGGAAACAGTTGATAAAGATGAGAAGGGAAATCTTGTACCAGTAAGAATTACTGCTTATAAAGCATCTCCTAATAGAACTCTCGACTTATCATTCTCTTCTGATGGAGATCCTGCGGAAATCGAGATAGAACTCAGTGTTCTTCAAAACGAAGACGGAGATGTAATGGATATTATTGAAATTACTGAATAATATATTTTTGAAGTAGGGTAATATAATATTATCCTACTTCTTTTTAATAAAGGAGTTGAAATTGAGTAATCGACCATTACCTAAGTTTAAATTAGAAATTGACGATATGGTAACTTCGTATGATAGAAATATGAAGATAATTGATCGTGAATATAGACTTAAAACTGCATATAAAAACGGAAAGCCATATAATCACAATGAAAAATGGTATAGATATAAATGTTTAAAATGTGGAAATACGGATTGGGTTATAGAAGATGCGTTTATTTGTCATCAACATGTAGGTTGCAATGCTTGTTGTCACCCACCGAAAAAATTAGTTCCAGGGATAAACGATATAGCTACTATTGCTCCTTGGATGGTAAAATATTTTGGAAACTCAGAAGATGCCACAAAATACATGAAAACAACAAAACAAGTAATTGAATTCGTTTGTCCTGATTGTGGTAGAAAACATCGTAAATTTATAGGAATGGTATATGCTTGTCATAATTTATCTTGTCCATGTCAAGATGGATGGAGCTATCCAAATAAATTTATGTATTCTATTTTGGAACAAGCAGGTGTCAATTTTGAACCAGAAAAATTGTTTGATTGGTCTAATGATAGGCGATATGACGATTATATAGAATATAATGGTTTAAAGATTATTACTGAGCAACATGGTAAACAACATTATGAACGAGAAATTAATAAAGATGGTAGAACTGTTGAAGAAGAACAAGAAAATGATAAGATGAAGTACAATCTTGCTATTCAAAACGGTATAGATCACTATTTTATTATTGATTGTAGGGAGTCTACAAAAGAATATATTCAAAATTCAGTTCTTAATTCTGGTCTATTTTCTATTCTGAATATAAACCCAAAAGATATAGATTTTAATAAATGTGATGAATTTGCAACATCAAATATTGTAAAGCAATTTTGCAATTATAAAAATGAACATCCTAAAATGACTATAAAAGAGATTGCTCCGTTATTTCATATTGTATATGGTACAGGTTTAAAATGGGTTAAAAAAGGTGCTAAATTAGGATGGTGCAAATACGAAAGTTTTGATGGAGTGCGTCTTAGGCATAAACGAAATGATATGAAAGTCGTAGAAAAACCTATCCACTGTATCACTACAGATACATACCATCGTAGCGCAACAAAATTTGTAGAATATTATCAATCTCTTACAGGAAAGAAACTCTGTGCAAGAAATATTCGTTCAGTATGTACAGGTAAACGTAATCATGTCAATAATATGAATTTTGAATACATTACTCAAGAACAATTCAATCAATTAAAAGAAAAATATCCAGATAAAGTATACGGAGAACTATTTGTATCTCACGCATCATAAAGGAGAATATAACCACAATGACAAAAGAATGTAAAGTATTACTACGCAATCAGTGTGTTATGGTTGTTGATTTTGATGGAAAAGAAATTCAAATGCCGTCTGACCACACAGATAAAGATACTGTATTCGTAAAGTATGAAAATGATAGATATTCTATCACTTGTAATTTAGAAGAAGAAAAGAAACCTGTAAAGGTTAAACCTGTTTCAAGAGTAAAGAAGCAAAAGAAAGTAACGGAGGTTGAGTTAGCTGATGATGTTGCAACAGATGAACAAAAGAATGAATCTGAATAAATTAATCGTAGTTAGTATAAGTAATTAGTAGGGATACTAGCTATGAATTAATGGCTTGTATCCCTATTTTTTACGATTTTCAGGAGAAAACGTGATATGAAAAAACAATTATTTGATAGCTTTGAGGAAGTAGTTGAAGCTTTTGGAAAAGATAATCTTGTGGTTATCACTTTTATGCCACAGATTATTTTTTATCTTAGTAATTTCAACATTCAACCTGTATGGACAACTCCATCAGAAATTAATGATAATAAATTAACCTATTGTGCTACTTCAAATAGATTACGTGAAAACCTGTAAAACCGCAAAG